GTTAATGCCGCTTTTCGGGTAAGTTGAAGCTGTTCGCGCAAACGCAAATACTCATCTTCGCTGATGTCCATGCGGTTGAACGCTTCTTCGATGTCAATGAGTAGATATCCGGTGTGCTCGACAGCGACAGAAACATCAAATTCATGCTCTAAGCAGCGCACCATTAAGTTAGTAAATACAGATGACTTTGCTTTGCCAGGGAAGCTCAAACGAGCGACAGTTCGATGAGTATTAAACGACTCACTAGGCAGGCCAGCCACCTTTACAAAGTCTTCGAGTAAATCAACTTGGTCTTTGACTGCTGCACCAACATCGCCGCTATCGTGCAGCGCTTTAAGATTGTGAAGAGTGCTAGAAATTTGACTTGCTGCGAGTTCAATCCACTTGATAGGGTTGACTTTCATGTGATTTTTCATGATTCGATCTCCGAAAATAATTTAAAACTTTGGTTAGTTTTGGCCTCTTATAATAGGGTTTTTGGCTATTGGTAAGAGGCCGGGATTTTACGATACACGTTTGAGGTTATTTTCTGTGTAACCTACAAACAAATTAATCGTCGTCTGAACAATTATGGCTAAATACTTTTGGTCTCAGACCAAGCTCAGACCAAACTCACATTCAAGTCCATCAACATCTTAGCTGTGTCGTTGGCCAGCTTCTCTGACTCCCACATCAGCGGCGTCATGTAGCCGTCATCGATATACAGGTCGCCATCGAACAGCACGACCTTGACCGATTTCTCTTTAAGCGTGCGCTTTAGCGGACTAAATACCAGGTAGTCGATATTGAAGCGAACCTCGCCCACACGCTCGTCAATATCACGAACGTTAATGAGCTGGTAACGCTTAAAGAAGCCCATCGACCAAGCGATAGATAACACGGACAGAATAATTAAAACGGCTAATACGGTTTGCATGGTTTTGATTCCTTATAGGTAGGGGGATTAATTCCCGAATAATTCAGAGACTTTATTCTCGGCTTCTTGCTTAGCCTGTTCAACTGTGACGGTCACACCGTGGAATAAAGTTGAGTCGCCTTCGATAATGTACCAGTTAACTGCAATAGGAGTCGGGAAGATGCCCACCGTACAAGAATCAAAATCAAGTTTAATGTTGTCTTCTTCGATAACTGGAAGCGATCCTTGCAAGCAAAGCATCCCACGCTTATTAGCATCAGAAAAATTATTGATATAAACGTAACGGCTAACCTGAAGCGCTACCATTGCCATCGTGCTGCGACACTGTAGATCCTTTTCAGTTAAGCCAGCTAGCGCCGGGATTTTATCGCGCTCAACTTCAAAACCGCGGAAGCCGCCTAGATCTTTAGTTGATAGCATGAGGTGTGTTTTACTTAGTTTCATGAGAGTGTTTCTCCTTAAACTGTTTTGTGGCTGCGATGACTTCAGGAGAGTCAACGGTGTACCAGACTTTGCGCGGTTTAGGCTCGCGCTTCTTAGGGATGTGGTACGGTCTATCTAGTTCGCGTAAGAGTTTTAAATTGCTTACTCGTACAGATGTCCTGGCCATAGCCACCGCTAGTCCTAGCATTGAGCGGCTAGCTCTTCGAGTTGTTGATTGCATCACTTTTTCCTTTCTTCAGTTCAGTTAAACAACGGATACGATTAATTTTGTTTGCCAGCTTATCGCACTGGTCATTGATGAGCGCCATATAAGCAAACTCTGAAGTCTTGCAACGCTCCATTGTTTGAACGTCACAAACGTTTAATTCTGCATAACGAGTGAGGCGGCGCAACGAGATAAAACCAGTTTCACTGACCTGCGTCGTACACAATACAATATCTTTGCCTTGCTTCAGGCTACGCAATAACGCTTCTAAAAATTTGGTCTTATGCCCAGGGACGGCAGGCCAAACAATCACGCGCTTAACGTGCTTTAACTCTTCGGCGGTTTGACGTGTGAAAAAGTGAGGGGTGATAACCTCACAATATGGTGAGCATTGCTCCTTATACGCAGCCGGACAAACAATCAGATCGCCTGGCTGGACGTGGCGAGAGAATTGTTTGTCCGGCTGCGTACCGTATGGAACTGGAAAACTCAGTGTGATTAGTTTAGGTTTTGTGGCCATGATATTGAGTCCTTAAAGGTTGTTTATTGTTGTTTCCAACTGATAGAGCAATGTTACCCTATCAGTTGAATGATGTAAATAGGTTGAATGATGTTTTTACGCAAAAACTAGAAATAATCTTTGTTCTCTTTATACCAAGTCACGTAAACCTCGCGCACGTCGTCACGAGTAAAGCCCAGGTGAGCAACCGCGTCTACTGTGTCGCTAATGTCGTTAGTGTAACCAGCTTCATGGTTCGATAGCTCATAGCCGATGATCTGCGCTTTTGTGTACGTGTTCAGATACTCTTCACGAGCCGCAGACATCACCGCGTCATACTCAGCGTTAAAAACTTCCACGTTGCTCTTAGGCAAAATCATGCCGCCTACGACCTGACAGTAGTCAGCTTTGTCAGCGCTGAAACCTTTTGCTTTGTTCTCTTCCAGGCCTTCGTCAAGCTGCTTGTTAGAGAATGCGAAGAATGCACCGTGCTTGTCTAGAAGTGCGCTAGTTTTGGTTTCTACGAATTTAGAGAATGAAGTAGTCATGATATTAGTCCTTAAAGGTTGTTTATTGTTTTGGTCTCTCAGCTAAACCATGAAAAGAGTATAGCTGAGAGACTGAATGATGTAAATACTTTGAATGATGTTTTCGTGAAAAATTTTAATTAACGGCCCAGTAATTCTTCAGCCTGGCGCTCGACAGCGTCACAAAGCAACTGAGTTTTAAAGTTATCTGAGTATTTACGCACGCGCTCGATCAAGTCGTAAATTGTTAGGTCTTCACGGCGTTCGATAAGAAAACCAAACTGACTAAGCAGCACGTCAAAGTCGTAAACAGGGCGAGCGATAAGTTTATTGAGCTTAACTGACAAGTAGATAGAGCCGTCAGGTACGCGACTGATTTGGATATTTGGGTTTTGTTTAGCCATGATTTAAGTCCTTACTGGAAAACGTTGAGCCTCTTTCGGCTTCAGGTATAAGCGTTACCCGATGAATAGAGTATGGTCGAAAGAGACTCATGACGTCAATAGCCTAAATGATGTTTTTATACAGAAATTTTATGCTGCTTTAACTCCTCAAGATGGCCCTTTTCACCTTTCGTACATCGTCATAGGTAAACCCAAACCAGTAAACCTGGCTAATAGGCCTACCTTCGCGCAGATATCGACGGATTATATCCTCTTTGGAGTAAGTGTTAAGATAGTCTTCGCGCTCTAAGACCTGCATGTTTTCGATCTCAGTTTCGAAATCGGCTATGTTAACTTTAGGTACGTTTATTCCCGTAATAGAGTCCAACCAGTAATCACGCTTATCACCACTAAAACCTTTTTCTTTGTTAGATTTCAGACAGTGAGCTATCTGCTTTTCAGAGAATGCAACGAATGCTCCATGCTTTGCCATAATCTCGTAAGTCTTTTGCTCTATGAATCTAATGAATGTAGTAGCCATAGTATTAACCTCTTAAAAATTTAAAATTATCCGTTCATCAACGTTAATAGATCGTCGTCATCATCTGACTTACTTGCATTAGACAGCGACTCAAACAAACCGCGATAAAGCTTAGCCGCGTTTAACATCTCGCGAGGGCTGAACGGGCGAGCCTGGCAGGAAGCCGAGTGATCGATGTCGCCGTCCTTGTCTTTAACTAGATGGCAATAGGCTGACTCCGAGCCGCCGATCATCTGCATCAGCTTCTCTTTTGCGTACTCGATGATCTGTGCTTCGCTCTCTAAATCTTCCATTTCACTAGAAACCGCCTCGCCCAGGTTGCCGTGTTGAAGCGACAAGCCGTAAACGTAATAACCTGAAGCCAGCACGTTGTCGTAGATGTCACGCACCTTAATGTCATGGCTGTTAGCCGCTTCTAGGTGCGAGTTATAGCGACGTGGTAAACGACACTCAGCCGTCGACGTGTCAAGGACGGATAAATACTCTTCAATTGGTTGACGGTACGCGTCACCCTGCGAGCCTAGCGATTTAACTAGGGTGTTATAGTCAGGCATGCACGGATACACAAACTTAGCAGCCAGCAGTGACAACGGGAAGCGCATCTCATCAGGCACAATACCGAGGCTAAGTGTCGCCGAGATAAACTTGTCATACTCAACTGGGCTGATAGTGCCTACCCACTTCACCACGTCTAACGGGTCGTAGCTGCCCTTCACCGCAAACGCCGAGCCTGGGTTATGCTGCTCAGACTCCGCCAGCCAGTAAACCATCGCAACCGGGTTAATCCCAAGATAGAAGCAGTACGCCATTAGAATGTCACTGGTTAGACCTGTCTCACCTTCCACCGAATAGCGATGTTTATAGGATGTGTAGTTGCGAGCCGGGTATTTAACGCGAGAGTTAAACGCACCCATACCGGAATGAACCGAGATGATCAGATTCTGAAGGCCACGACTAAAGCGGCGTGAGCTCGTGCGTGTGCTTAGCACATCAGACAGCGAACGAGCCACAAAACACTCAATATCGTTGTCGATGAGCTGACCGCGCCAGATGTTGACCATAGAGTCAAAGACGTGTGGAAGCGTAACAGAACGAGCACGAGCAAGCTCACTATCAATAAACTCTTGGCCGATAGAGTCCGGCTCTACCGTCTCCACCATCTCGGCCCACTCTTGCACGCGCTCAACCGTCATAGAAGACTCAAGATTAATGATTTCATCAATGACAGCGGATAAGAATGTTTTAGGGTTAGATAGCGCCGCCAATTCTTCGATGTCGTTATAGACGCCGATTTGTGATAGCGCATCACGCCACGCTTCCAGGTCTTTAGCGCTTAAATGTTGACGGCCTTGAGTTACTGAAGTGAACGAGCCTCGGTTGATACCAGCCATTAAAGCCAGTGCGTTAAGCGTTGGGTGTTTGTCTACTTCCTTAGATCGCATGAATGGCGTCGTTGGGATGCGCTTACCACGGGAAGTCAGCAAGCGGACAATGGAATTAGGATCGGAAATAGTTACTTCATTGATCTTGGCAAACGGGGTCAAAGGTATCCCGTTCTCACGGTGGCGACGCAGAACGTCCGCGAGTGCGCGAGTGATCAAAGCGACACATGGCCGTGAAAGCGAGTCGTACTTCACGGACAGTTGTTCAGCCGCTTCTATCTCAGATTGATTCATTGCGCCAAGCAAATCTTTTGCTTGTTTCAGGTTATTGCGTGCATTTTCACGCTCTGAGCTCTCTTGTGCGATTTTGGCTACACGGTTGATAAAGTCAGTCATGGTTTTAGTCCTTTCTTGGATTAAATGGTTAGGGTTCGGTAAGGAGTATAATGTACGAGTGTACAAAGGTCAACGGAGGTGTACGAGAAATTAAGTGATGTTAACCTACTCGTGCGCGGAGCGAAAAAATATATTAGTGTAAATTGGTCACACTCTCGGCGTGACGACATTGGTGGAAATGCAAAGAAAAACTTTATTAGGGGGATTGAGTCATTTGGTGTTGTCTATATCAGACGTATGATATAGATATGTTCGTAAATGCAGTCCACTCTTTTCTTGAATACGAAAACCTCAGTGCCGAGAAATGGCGCTAGTTGGGTTTTAGTGGCGTCGACACACGTACTTTGATGTCTACTTGGCTCCGGTAGACGCTATTTGAGGTTATAATTTTGGCGGCTGCGAGACCTTGTGTGGCTTGGGTTGGTGGTTTTGTGTATGACTTAAAAGGCGTAAATGTTCGAAATGCGTAAATATATTTTCGGTTTTGGGGTTAGGTTCGATTTTGGGGAAGTCGCTGTCCAAGCAAAATCGGCCTCCCTAATAACCACAAAAGTTCATTTTCCGGCTGACACTTGTTTTGCCAAAAAGCATTTTTGCATTTCAAGCAAATGGTTCAACGTATTAAAAATGGCTTATATATTCTTCTTCTTTTTATTAGAAAAAATATATATATATATATATGCCATTTCTCGACTTCTAAATCATACGGCTCTCGCTGCAACAACTTCACACCAAACCGTGACCCAAATCACCCCTGTCACCTTCCAAAATTTCGCAATGTAACGACGCAATATTTTTGTTCCATAGGTTTTTCGTGTTTAGTTCACAAAAATCATCTCTGTTTGAAAAATGAAACGTGACTAGCTTCACAAATCTTATGTAACAGGCAAAAGAAAAGCGCTCAAAACGAGCGCTTAATGATTTCTAGTTTCAGGCTTAGCAATTTAGCTGATTTCTTTCCTTACACTGACAACCTAACTTCCTTCTTGAACAGTTCGAATACTTCTACCGTCGTCATACTCAAGCTAACCACAGCCCGAGCGCAAAACCCCTCAATTCGCTTGTGTGTGACTTCCACCAGCTTCATCCCATTTAGGCGAGGGTGTTTAGCCTCTTTGATGATTAAACCTGCGTGAGGGCCTAGGGCGAGTTCAGTCGATTTGATTTCCATCGTATTAGTCCTTATAGGTGATTTTGATTAGTGTACAGCTACAGAATTAACTTGCTTTGAAAGTTGCGCGACATAGTTCGCCTGGGCATTGTACGCTTCATCTGCGCTCGCTACGGACTTCATCGCCTTCTCAACCTTCTTCGCTAGGGCGTTAACTTCTGAAGTAAGTTCTGTATTAGCTGTTAAAAGCTCTTCCATGCGATTCTGAGCCACTTCAAGCTCATCGTTGGCTGCTTCTACAGACTCAGGCTTACGAGCGCGTTTAGCCTTGATTGCGGCTCCTTCGGTAAGCTTGCGCTGATTGGTTAGAAGCTTTTCGTTTTCTTCTAGTGCCTCTTTTGCCACTATCAGCTTCTCTAGAAGCGCCTCTTCCTCTTCCTTGGCGAAGTCGTACTCATCCATAAGCTTGTCTTCTTTGTTCACGGCTGCTTCCAGGCGCGCTTTAAGTTGCTGTTTGGCTTCCTGGTTAGGCTTAGAGTTAGAGGCGGATGCGGAAGAGATAGGGGCGATAACAGTTGCGAACATGCTCATAAGCTGCGCATCTGTAGAGATAAGCTGTACTAGTTCGTCCCTACTTGAGTGATCGAGACCAGTAATAGCAGTAAACACCTTCTGTGCTTTGGAAGTAAGTTTCTTAGGTTTAAGCGGTGCTTCTTTGATGATGATGTTTTTATCCTCAACAGACAGAATTAATTTTGTGTCGATGTCATTCTCTTGTGCATACGCTGATGATTTGCGAGAGACCAAAAGACGTAGGTTATTAGGTATGTTTGCAGTCTTTACATCATTGTTGTGTTTCGATGCTATCCACATGCACGTTGCATCAACAACAGGCTGTAACGCTTCTTTGTTGCCGTTGAAGTAAGCGGTGATTAGGGAGATGACAGTTGATGCCAGCTCTGCGCCTGATAGGCTTGATACTGAATCAGTCGAAGCAGTAGAGGCAAGTAGGCCGTAGAGACGGTGAGCTTCTGGCGTGATGTCCAGGGATAGAGCTTGTGAAGCTGCTTCCGCTAGCTGTGTGTAGTTGGTGATGGATTGGTTGATGGCGCTGGACAGGGAAGCGGTTTGCTCTGCTTCGATAGCTTTGGTTTGTTCAGCGAAGATAGATAGGTATTTGTTAGTCATGATATTAGTCCTTATAGGATAGTAGTGGGTATGGGGAGAGTATAAGGGATGGAGTGAATGATGTCAATACATTGAATGATGTAAATGTTGTTTTGTTAATGGTGGAGGGTCGGGAGGGTTGGAAAGTTTGGGTTGAGACCCGTACCCCACATTTTTGAGAGTGGTCGAAGTCGTTGTATATATTATCGACCCCGACAAAATTCCATATTTTCAAATAAAAACTCCGCAGCTATTTACACCCACCCCAATCTCGTCTATCATTCCCTACGTTGAAGCCACAAACCTCAACACTGCCGACTCAGGACTAATTTGACCCTCAATCTAATCGTGACCTGAGTCGGCAACTCTAAACTCTAACCTAAACCAAACCGACAGGGCTCTAATCATGAACATCAAAATCAACGCTGAAAAACTCGAAGCTATGGTCAACGAAGAGGTCTCTGACCTTCTCAAAGGCGGATACTGCGACACTGAAATCACTATTGGCGAAGTGAACGGCGCGACAATCTGTCTACGTATCTGCGATAAAGACACCGCTCACAACGACATGCTCGAGCTTCACGAAAACAACGACTGTATTGTGCCTGACAACTTTCTAGCCCGACTAGAGTTAGAACAGTCAGACTTGTCATCACGCCTAGCCAAGCTGGACAACTTTCTGAACTCAGAGAAGGCTAACTCGCTAGACCAAGAGTCTCTAGTTCTCCTATCTCGTCAGTCGCGAGCGATGTTGGAGCTAGACAAAATCTTATGTAAACGACTAGCTTCTCTAAACTAAACCCAATCCAAACCAAACCAAACCTAACCAAAACCAAACCGACAGAAGGACTAACGATGTCAAATAACTCAAAAGCCCAAATCGCCGCAAGCAAAGCGCAAGCAATCTGTGAAGCTAACGGCACCACCCTAGCCCGTAACGAAGACGGCTCTTTCCTTATCGTCTCGGTCAACAGCACCGTAGGCAAGTGTAAGGTTCGCAAAGTCTGCATGACTTCCAACACGCACAAGGTTATGGACGTCACGCTAGGCTCAATCATTCACAGCGGCCGTGGCGGCTGTGCTACCTGTGCTCGTATCAAGGGCGGCAAGACTAGCCGTAAGTAGAAACTCTAGCTAAGAAGGGGAAATAACCATGCAAGTATCGACAAGCTATCACCAATACGACGACACCAAATCTATCGTCAAACTCGCATTAGGCGACACGAACACTTCAGGCGGAGACAAAAATTCCTGGCAAGTGTCGACAGGAGCGGACTCGATGCCACAAGCGCTTCTCAACTCGCTAGAACTGATGAACAAGCTTCAGGAGCAAATCGACAAGGCAGTCATCCAAACTGAGAAAATGTTGCGCGATGAAGTGGCGAGTCTCGAAGGTAAGCTATTCCGTGAAGCGTATTTTGACGACTCAATCAAGAAGCTGTTTGTGTTTGGTCACGGCGAAGTTCGTTTGGGTCGTGCGCGCTCAGAAGACGAGTATGACCGTCTCATCAAACAAGGCATTAAGAGTGGCGATATAGCTTACGTCGTTTCTCGTTGGTAGCCGCAGCAGCTAAAAAGGAAAAATAACCATGGAAAACTTAAACGCATTTGACAAACAACTAAGCAAAATCGTCCGCCAAATTATGGAGCTCAAAGCTAAATCTGTTCACGAGATTTTAGTTACAAAATCCGAAGGTCATAAACGTGAGCACGCCGCTCGCGTAAACGCAATCAGCGAAGTTCACGAACTTATCAAACCGCTTATCAACAACCCGATCTTGATGACTTTCGACCACAAAGACGGCTTCAAGTTAGAAGATTTGCTTGAGCTTCTTCTGGGCGAGATTGAAGTTAAGACCAGTAAAATCGCAACTTCCGATCTGGCTGAAGGCGACAAGCAGATCTACACAAGTTCTAACAAAGCCGTGGCGATGTTCTTGATGTTGGCGAGAGCGCTTCAGAAGGAGGCGATTGAGTTGGTGCATGGCGGACTTGATGAAGACGAGAAGAACGCTCGTGCTGAACAGTTCATTGCTATGAATGAAGAGATTGCTGACGTTCTCGGCCTGGCGTTTGACGGTGAAGGCGGCATGATTGTTTTGTCGAATTTGGTAGAGCCTGTCGAAGAGGAAGGTGAGTAGTATGTCAGGATATCAACCACACAAGATGGTCGAAGTTGATGTTGGTGGGATGAAACTCTCACGTATCGCGCCGACGAAGCCTAACTCGCTTCGTTGTAAGCTTGGCTTTCACGAGATGCGCGGTTTCGAGCTTGATGTAGAAGCGCTCAACGTTTTCACAGCTTGTAAGGGTGGTGAGTTACCTAAGTATTGTGAGCGTTGCGACGAAATATATCATGGCCGACGTATTCTGCCTAGACCTGCTGCTTCTTCTCTTCCACATAAATCAACTGAACCAGCGAAAGAGGAAACTATCTCTTACGTCAAATCTGGCCAGACTCGTGCAGAAGAGGTGTTAGGTTTGGAGATTAACAAACTTATCGATCTGCAAAAGGTGATCAGCTCTGGCGATTTAGAGGCGATTCGTTTTTACGTCGGTGACATCAAAGCGCTTCGGTCAATACACGATCACCCAATGAACTTTGTGCGTAATCGTGAGATTCTGAGTGAGGAAGAGCGTGAGGTGTTGGCTTCGCCGTGCAAGCCTAGTCCGCCAGAAGAACCAACTTCTAGAAAACTTACGCCGTAACCTTATTGACAAACCAGACGGAGAAAATAAATGATTAACAAGCGTTACGTAAACCACAGATCGGTGTGGTGCCACGACAAAGATGTATTGATTGATAGCGTTGTGGATAAACTAGACAGTCTTAAACTAGTAAAAAATTGGGACGAGAAAAGTGAAGCTAGAGAAGCTCTTGAAGAAGCTCTTAGTGGTTACACGCTCTACCGTTGCAGCACTTACAACAAGACTGGCGTGGTAGGGTGGCGTATCCTGTACTGCCTTCTCGTTGTGTTTCAGTGGCTGCTGTGGCCTTACTGCTTCTTCAATTGGCTGCTTACAGGCAACTTCAAAATAGACAGCAACAGCCGACTAGGTATGATTCTAGATCGTATAGTAGAACAAGCTACTTAGGACGGTGTTGACAAACCCTAAACCAACGCTTACTATCAACAACAGATACGGAAGCGCGGATAACTCGGTATCTGGTTGATAAGGCATGGCAAGCCCCGACTGATTAAGTTCAGTCGGGGCTTTTCCTTTTCTGCGACACAGAAATATCATAGACTGGAAGTACCCAACCAAAGACAGGATTTACACCATGTCACAGTACGACGACGATGATGATTTTCTAACTGGCGACGACGCCGATCACCTGTTTCACGAGTTAAGCAAGTCACCAGAAGAGCAGGCCGAAGACCTGACAGAAGAGCAGACTACCAAAGCAGTTAACGCTCGGGCTAAATTGGTGATGGCGCAAGATAACGTGCGCTCAGCTTCTAACGGCACTTCGCCTTTCCTCGATGCAATCGACATCATTTCTGAAGGTCTGAAGTCCAAACTGCTTCAGCCTGCTGAACTGCAAACGCTGGTCGACTTGCTTCCTCCTGAGATTTTGCAGGTCGACGCGGTAGACACCGACTTCGACATGATGGAAGAGTTAGGTTTGCAGCGTAACCTGGTTAACGCGCTCAGACTTCAGGTAATGAATCCTTCTGGGCGCGGTATTCGAAGTGGTATTTCGGTCTCTGAGGCGAAATCGGTACTTGACGCGTGTCGTAATTTCGGTGAAGTTATCCGTAAGAACATGGAAAGCGTGGTCAACCTGCGCCGAATTCAGGCATTAGAAGCGGCAATCATGGAAGTGACGAGCGGACACGGCGAAGACTTTAAGCGAGAATTTGTGGCTGAGCTAGAAAAGCAATGTAAGATTTACTGTCGAGCCGACAAATAAAGCTCAATAACGGTCAACTTTCTGATAGAATCGAGACGATTTAGACCAAAATTGGCTCGATTTTGCTCAAAAACGCCGTAAAATGGGCTTGTTTTGTGAAAAATTAAGCTCTTTTCGCTTAAAATCTCTCAAATTTAAGGAAAATACCATGAAAGTAGCGATTATCGCCTTTTTCAAGGCTATGTTTGAGATTGTGGTGAAAGACCTGTTAGCAGGCATCTTACTGCAATCTGTCAAAGACGTAGTGAAGAAATTCGTAGAAAAGACACCGTGGACGGTGATTGTGGAGCGCTTCTTAACGCGTTTGCTGGTAAAATGCCTGAAGTGGCTGTCCAGTTTGACGACAAATACGCTCTGGTTAGAGACGGCGAACGACCTAATCAATACGCTTCAGGGTCAGGGATTGAAGGAAGCCCGGCCAATTAAGCCAAACAAATTGAATGTCGGCCCTGAACAAGAGCCAGTAGAAGTCAGCCAAGCCGAACATACGTAACGTACAACACACATTTAGTTTTATAGAGCGGACACTCCCCCATCCCCCAAGTCCAATCTGTTGAACTAAATAAAAAGGCCGCAATTGCGGCCTTTGTTTTGTCCCGATAAGCTAAATTAGCCTTTCAATTTGTAACCACATCCGCTAAAGTCGATATTGTACTAAGGGTTGGGTGTAGCCTGGCGTATAGCTTAAACCGAGTGAGCTCGGTTATTGCCGCGACTTCTTGTCCATGAGTCGCGGCATTTTTCTTTCTACATGCGTCGCATGTTATTACGCTCAGAACCTACCAACACCGCAGGCTTGTTGTCCTGCTTGCCGTAAGAGTTGAAAGCGCCGATAGTCATTGGCGCAGCGCTATCTGAAGAGTATTCAATCGCCCCTTTGATTTCTATTGCCATCGCTAGGTAGTTCAGTGCGTGAAGATAGTGGTCGTTGCCGTTCAGTTTCACGTAAGACTCCTTCACTTCGCCTGTTGGCGTAGGCTGACGAACCTTTTTCAAGTTCTTGAAGTTGTCTGCCGCTTCGTGAAGCTCCTGTTTTACTGTGTCGTTGACCATTGCAGGATAGACGATCATGCCGCCGTTGTGCATCTTCATTAGGTCGTTGAATGTACCTGTGCGGAAGGCTTTCACGATGTTAGCGTCTTCCTTGATCTTGATGTTCGACAACTCCTTACTTTCTTTCGTCGCTTTCTGATCGGCTGGTCGGTTTTCTTGGTACTCGCAACCGAACGTTTTCGTAGGGTATTTTGCCGCTACGGTGTTGACGGTTGAGAACTCTGGCTGCGAGTCGATAACACAGCAGCGCACGCCGTAGAACTTCATCAGCTCGATAACTCGATTCGCTAGAGGTTTGTCTTTTGTTGTTCTGTGTCGCTCTAGGTAGTGCACTTCGATCAGCGTGCGTCTGCCTGCGCCAGTGCCTGACCACTTAGGCTTGCCAATAATGATATGAGAAGTTCGGCCAACGTCGACGCCCATGAAGTATCCGCTTCCTCCGTCAGGGTTCCACACACAACGGTGTACATCGCCTAGGATTGGGCCAGAAACGAAAGAGTTGGTGTTGTCTTCGTATGGAAGCCCGACGGTGAAGTTGTAGTAGTCGGCAAAGTTCTCGTAACCTGTGATCTGCTGGATGATGGAAGGTATCGAGTTGATCTTTGGACAGTCCCACGGGTGGACTTGCCAGCCTGAGATTTTACGGCCAGGGTATTTTGGCACCCACTTGCGATTTTCTGGCGTACAAAGCTCTTCCCAAACGTCCTTACCGCACTCAGGACACGCCATATAAGCTTTATCGAACTGATATCGGTCTAAGTGGACGTCTTCTGGTGTGAGCGATTTGATTTTCCAACCTTCAGGCGTGCCGGGTATCTTAATGTCGCGTTCGTAGTCTGGTGCGAAGCAAGTCTTACAACCGTTACAGATAACGTTGTAGTGTTTCTGGTCTGAGTTTTGGAACTTCTCGTCTACTCCGTAATACGGAAGGGTTGGAGTTGAGAACCAAGTGATCCAGCCTTTTACGTGCGTTTCTGAGCATTCAGGTGCGTGCTTTAAACGTGACTCGTACTGACCTGATACGCGAGGGTCGCAGAAGTCGAATTCGTCGAAGAACAGGCGCTTAGCAGGTACTGAGATAGCGCCTGAAGTTGACCCCGCCGTACCACCGATGTGCAAGAAGCTGGTGCCGATCTCTTTCAGGAAGGTGGATTTAGACGATCCCATCGTGGTCATCGCCTTAACTACCTCAGAGTTGTTGATGATTGGCTGTATACGCGAAGTTGCAAACGATCCAGCAAACGCTTTGGTAGGCATTACGTAGATGAAGTGGCTATCTTTGGCTGTAGCGGTTACACCAATCGCCAAACGGGCAGAACACTCTGACAAACCCACCTGTGAACATTTTCTCACCACGACACGACGGCTAGTGTCGTTTATGATGTCAATCTGAAATTCGTGATCTTTGAACGAGAACGCACGCCCTTCTAGCATGGTGTTTTTCTCGATCCAGTTAGTCATGTTGCCGTAAGCGGCCTCTGTATCTAGGGCTAAGATAAGCCTATCTAGGAAGCCTTGGGCGATTGGGTTGAGTTTAAAGACTTCATTTTCTGTGTCGGGTGCAGACATTATTGCGTCTCCTATAGAATTCACGTCGTTAAAATAGCATACTACTCTTAAGCTATCACAGGAGAAACCGTCCATGGCAAAAACACCTAACTCCATTGACGCGGTGCTACCTAGAAAAGTCAACACTAAAGTTGTCTCTGCACCGCCTCAAGGGAACGTCAATCCAGGTCAAGACATTCGTCGACCTACTGAACAAAACCGAACGCTACAGATCGGTGATATCCGTCAGGAGACGGACGTAGTAAAAGCGATACGTCGTTTGGCTACCGATGAGCGATACACCAGTAATGCTGTGTTCTCTATTGTGCATTTGGCGCTTACTAACTTTCGCGCAGTAGGATATGACAGTGTAACAGGCGAATTTAGTCAGGATGTGACTAACGTAGCCAACCAAATTATCGCACGCATGGACACGTTGAACGACTACACCAAGAAATTCAACAAGAAGCCTACTGTACGTCAATTTGTTGAGACGTCTTTGCGCGAAGCTGCCGTGTCTGGTGCGGTGGCGGCTGAGCTTGTGCTTGATAAGTCTGGCCTTCCTGATCGTCTTCAGTCTGTTGCTTACGAAACTCTGACGTACGTGCAGAAGGATGACGGAATGGTCTTCCCTAAGCAAAAACCTTCAGCAGGTGGCGGTAACGACATTGAGCTTGATATTGCCAACTTCTTTATCAGTGAACTTAACTTAGGTGCTAACGAAACTTACGCGACTCCTATGTATAAGTCATCTCTGATCGACACCTTCCAGAACAACGATTTCATTGACGACATGCGTCGCGTAGTGTTCCGCTCTGGTCACAGTCGACTAGTGGTTACCTTAAATTCTGACAAGGTACGTGCGTCAGCCTCTGAAGAAGTGCGTGACGATGAGTCTAAAATGATGGCGTACATGACAGACGTACAGAGCCAAGTACAACGTGCTGTGTCAGAGTTACGTCCTGAAGATGGTGTGGTGGTTTACGACAGTATGGACGTTGACGTCGCTGACATCGGCGGACAGAAAGCTGATTACGTGCCGCTGCTTCAACAGGTAAGTAACATGCAGGCCACCTCACTAAAAGCGCCTCCGTCTATTCTCGGTATTCGAAGCGAAGGTTCTCAGTCGTTGGCAAACTCTGAGACGCTTATCTACTTGAAGATCGCCAAAGCTATTCAAGGACCTGTTTGTGACGTAATGAGTCGTGCTTTGACTCTGGCTACACGTCTTCTAGGCGTCAAAGGTTACGTTAAGTTTGTCATGGACCCGATTGAGCTTCGCCCTGACAGCGAGCGTGAAGCGTATAAGATGACTCGTCAACAGCGTATACTAAACCAGCTTTCTCTTGGTATTATCTCTGACGAACAAGCCTGTTTAGACCTTGGCCGACCTTACCGAGCTGAGATGCCTAAACTTTCTGGTACAAGATTCCTAGATAAAAGTGAATCAAATACTTACAACGGTGAACCAGATAATACAGGCGGCATGGAACAGACTCTTACCCCTGGCACGCCTAGCAAGGCTGGCGGCGATTCTCAATAGGTGACGACAAATGAAATTGACTTTAAATAACATGTGGTTGGGAACTCAAGACAGCCTTGAGCGCATCATGAAGCTTAGCGCGTTCTTGGAAAGCCCAACCAAAGACGCGAAAGCGTTTTTCGGCGTAGACGATGACGACGATGAAGATGACAAACATGCTGGCATCGGTAAACACCTTATTCAGGTTGAAGGTAATGTTGGTATCATTCACGTCAACGGATCGCTAAGTAACCAGTACAGCTTCTGGAATCGCTTCTTTGGCGTAGTGTCTTATGATGAGATTCGCGACGCGGCTCACTCTCTGGCTATGGACGAAGAGATTTCAAGTATCTTGATGGAGATCAATACTGGCGGTGGTTCTGCCCACGGTATCAGTGACTTGTCAGAGTTCTTGGTAAACATTGACCGCAACGTTAAGCCTATCGAAGCGCACACTTCGATGTTCACTTTTTCTGCTGGCATGTGGTTGGCTTCTTCAGCACGCAAAATCACGGCTAACAAAGTTTCTGAGCAAGGGTCTGTCGGTGTGATCATTACCATGGCTTCTTACAGCGAAATGTACAAAAAGATGGGCATCGATCTTAAAGTGGTTCGTGCTGGTAAATATAAAGCACTCGGCAACCCTGCTGAACCTATCAGCGAAGAAGCGATCAAAGAAGCGGAGTCAAAAGCTGAGAAACTGTACGGATTTTTCATTGACGCGATGGTACGTGGTCGTACACAATTGTCTGCGGCGTCAAAAGATGTGTGGGCAGAAGGTAAAACCTTCTTCGCAGAAGAAAGTTTACAGCTCGGCCTTATTGACGAAATTCAAACATTTGATAAGGTTGTTGCCAACTTATCATCTAATTATGATAATAGTAATGGTCAGGCACAGTTTTCTGCTGCCGAAAACTCAACCACTGAACTAAGTAATGGTGATGAAATGCTTAAAGGTAAGAAGAAAGCTGTGCTAGACGAAACAGCACTCGCTGCGGCTGCTCTAGGCGCAAAGGTTAAAGCAGAAGAAGTGGAAGAACAGGAAGAGTCTGAAGAGACTGAAACTGAAGAAACCACCGAAACTACAGAAGAAACTGAAAACACAGAACAGACTGAAGAAGCTGCTGCTGTAGTTCCTGCGGCTGAAGCGTCTGCTGGTTTCTCTGAAATGTTCGCTAAAGTTACCGAACTAACAAGCACTAACGTCAAGTTAGAAGACAAAATTGTTCAATTGGAAACTAAGCTTGCTGCTGCTGAAGGCGCTATAGCATCGCTAAAACCAATCGCTCAAGCATCAATCGAACGCCTTCAAGTGGCTCTAGGTCAAGCACCTACTGACACAAGTGAGCTGTCAGCAGCTTCTCTTGCTAAAATGTACGAGAAAAGCAATACTATGTTCTCTGAAACTTTCAGCATTGGTGGACCAAAGTCGCAGGCTAACGTTGAAAACCGTGACTCGGCCGCAAATGTAGACAATACGTTCTGCACAATCCATAAACCATCATAATTAGGGGTTAATCTCATGACTGAATTCAAACGCGGCCTTAAAGTTGGCGTAAATGACGTTAAAGACGGTGAAGCTATCGGCGTTGCCGACAATCAAGTCGGTATGGGCGATCTGGGTAAGCTTGTTAAGCTGGCAGAGAAATCTTTTGAGCTTTGTGGCGCTGACGACCTGATCGACGGTCAGATCGAGTCTTTCCGCGAGTTTACTGTTAACGACGGCTTCCCGTTCGGTACGGTTAAGAAAGGTCTTCGCCTTGCTGTAGCGGTTAAAACTGCTAACACTGCGGCAGTTGGTAGCCTTGTAGTCGCTGAAGCTCAAGCTGCGTTAGGCGACAAAGTCGGAGTAGCTGATCCGTACATCAAAGGCCTTGTAAAAGTTGCTGCCGATCAAGCTGCGACTAAGAGCCGCTGGCGCATTTACGAAATCCTTGGTGACAAGACTGCAGCTAACTGTAAAGTTATCATTGAACGTATCTAACTAAACCGTTAGACTTGCTCAGCAACTTATTGAAGGGATAGAGAAAATGAGTGAACAAAATAACGTAAAAGTTCGTTTTATGCAGCAAGGCGCTAACGGTCAAGCTCAGATGAAAGAAGCTGAGCTTAACTTGAGCGACTATAAAGCTGCTGCGAAGTCTGGCATTTCTTTACGCCAACACGTAAATGCCAAGCTAAGCAAAGAAGGCGCTGACCACACTTACGGTCAACCTTTTGATCAAGTATGTCAGTCTGTAGGTATCTACCCTAAAGCAGACGCAAGCCGTGGTATCGTATCGCCTTCTATGGCGCAAGTATTCGCTGGCATGGCCCCAGGCGCTATGGGTCTTGACGCTACTTCTAACGGTCCTGGCAGCATCGTAGCCCCTGGCGGTAACGATGGTTCGGTAGCTGGTCGTATGTTCTACCCTGAAATCTTGATGGACCGTATTCGTTCATCACTTCAACGTGACAACTCAGACGTTGAACAAGGCTTCAACTCGATGATCGCTGTAAACGAGTCAATCGCTGGCGCTCACTACATTCAACCGATCATCAATGTGACAGGACCAGAAGACTCTAAATCTATGCCAATCGGCCAAGATGACGAGCCTCAAGTAATGCTAAGCATCACAGCGTCTGACACCTCACGCCGTATCGCAACCAAGTCAATTGGTATTCGTATCACTGACGAAGCTGCTCAATACGCTTCCCTAGATCTAGTAGCTACTGCGGTAGAGGCTCAGACTCGTGGTGAACGTATCCGTATGGTTGAAGGCGATATCAAAGCCATCATCATGGGTGACAAAGACAACGGCATGACTGCGCTAACAGCGAAGAACATCTCTTCGTTTGATAGCTCTGCTGGCGGCGGTAACGGTGTAACTCAGAAAGCGTTCTTGAAGATTCTGCACTCTGAATACCAAAAACGCAGCCTAAACGCAGCAATCATGGGTCTAGACACGTACTTGAAGTACCAAGAACGTTCTGGTCGCCCTGTCGTGACTCAAGATGACGGCACTGACGGTCGTCTTAACACTCAAATGCGTCCTGTTAACTTCATGCTAGGCAACGTGCCAGTTCTGTTGATTGACGACGCGATTGTTGGTGCGGACATGTCTCTATTCCTAGACACACGCTTTGCTCTTCGTAAAGTTGTGAACGTGTTCGCGTCATATGAGGCTGTAGAGCGTTTCGTTCTACGCCGTGCTCAAGCCTTGCGTATGGACTACGGTCAGCACGTGACACGTCTCTATGACGAGGCCTTTGAGCTTGTAAACGTTGGCGCTTAACACTTTCGCCTAAGTTGGAAAAGCCGATAGTATGTACTATCGGCTTTTTTCGTTGTAGAGTACAATTCTATAGTGACAACACCTATTTAACCAACAGGAGCTATACCATGGGTACACCACGTTCAGAGAAAGGCTTTCAAGACGCAATCGAAGAGATCAACGATCAACTTGTCGATTTAGAGCAGCAACTACTTGACGTAGACGCTGACAGCGATGAAGAAGCTGATCTTATTCAGAAGAAGGCGGAACTATCAGTAGAAAAAGCAACACTAGAAACCAAGTTCAAAGAATTCTTGGCCAAAAGCCAAGTCGATGAAGGCGAAGCTGAACAGCAAGAAGACTCTAATCCAGACGAAGGACCTACACCTACCGAAGGTGGTGAAGACGTCGTTAAGGATGAAGAACTTAGTCCTGCTGAGAAAGTTTGGCCTAAGACCTTAGAAGTTCGTGCGAGCGACAAGGCTGGTTATATGGTTAACCCGTTTGACCACACCAAGATCACCTCTGATTACAAAGAAGTCATTGTTGACGCCTGGACAATCAGCCAAATTGAAGCTGGTATTCTACAAGTGAAAGAAGGCTAATATGGCATTACCTGACTTATCGTCAGTGATCACACCGAGCATGGTTAAAACCCAGCTCGGTGTCGATAATACTGACATCGCAGACGAACGCATCAAGAACTCAGGGTTGTATGACGAGTTGCTTCTAGACTACTTCGGTTGGTTCCCTAAAGTGATGGACCTGCTAAACGACACTTCCGGTACACAAGAAGTCACCATGCAGCAGATTGCTATTAAAGCCTACGGAAAATACTTCCTTTGTTACAAGCTTGCCCTGTCAGGCCGTTTGTCGTTTTTCCAGAAAATTGGCGACGGAGAGAACGCTGACAGCCGATTCAACATAAATTGGGAAGAAGTTCTTGAGGATTGGAAGGATGAGATGGCTAAGGCGAAGAGTACCGCTCTAGGTATTGATACTCCGCTCACCCCTGTAACAGAAACCACGCAAGGTACGGCCATATTCGGTATTTCTAAACCTGGATTCGATAACGTTAGACAGTAGGTGCTAAAGTGGAAAGAGAGCAAAGAGGTGCACGCCTATCTAAATCAGCAGACGCAGACAAAGTTGAGCCGTTTTGCATACTTAAAGCTGACGGCACCTTTGAAGTGTCACCTTCCCTGTACGCTAGGCTTGATGTGGTAGACCGCTTCTTGCCAAACTTTCACAAGCCGCTACAGCGTAGAATGCTGTTCACCAAACCAGCCGACACGCTTCCAGCCAGCATGGTAATTCGTCACCACTTGACGCAAGAAGTGTACATCATAGGCCAAGGTAGAACAGACACAGACGCGGTAGAAGTTTACGAGAGAATGAACGTAGTCCACTCGGTATCTAACGAGTCAAGTGCGCACACAGACGTTATCAAGTGGGCTCCTGCCGATCCTCAGAACGTCGATGACATGCTTCTAGTGTCTAAGTCTATTGGCAAGTTTTACATTGCCGTCGAGTACCTTTCGTCAAGTAACGAGAAGTACAGTGATAGAGAACAATCTAGTCGGATGGCTTTCTATGCTGCACCTTCACTATTGGACGAAGCAAATGAACTGTGCGAGTTCGAATACAACGGCAAGATGCACGCCATCAGACAAGTATTCTACGACTCAGGGTTTGCTTCAGGTACTTTGATTGATACAGGTCAAAATATTGAAGATTACAAGCTAATCGAGCCTGTTACTGCTTACGATCCTGTATCCGGTGTTTGGGACTTTATGACTAACGCTAAGGTGTCACCGTTCTCAGCTTCAGAAGGCGAGTATGACGGAGACATTAACGAAGGTCGCTACCCAGGTATAGACAACCAAAAGGTTATCTATATCAAAGCGCAGCATCGATTCAGCTCAAAATTCCGTGCCGGACTCATCATAGAAGACAAGAACGGTAAGACTTGGCGAATTGACCGCGTACGCAGCAATAAACGTAGTCCAGATCTGCAAGCAACCATAAGCCGTATCAGCAAGCCTCAAATAGCAGCAACGTTGGAGGCGTGATATGGCTAAGTTCGATCAGCGCAGCTTTGACAGTAAAAACAGAAAAGAACTTGAGAAAATGGCTAACTGGTTAAGACAAGGGCCTAAAGTTTGTCTTCAAGCCGCTGTCACTCGCGCTCACTCTACTGTCATGCAGTCTGAGAACTTAGGCGGCGCAATGATGCACGACTCTTCTAACGCTGCTTACAACTGGCGTATTTCGGTTAACGGGTCTATGCCGCCTGTTCTGTTTCAGAAGGGTAGACCACCAGTCGGTAACGAAGGTGACCAGCGCACTCGCGAGGGTAAAACATCAGACATCATACGCACCATACTGAAGCGTTTAACCGATGACGCTAACGAATTAGATAGGGCGTTGTGGGGAACAGTAACCATCACTCAAGTATCGTTAGTTAACCCTATCAAAGGTTACTACGCGATAAACGCTCAACTAGATGAAGCTGTGGCCGGGCACATTTGGAGGCCATCTGCTCAAATGGCAGCAGAAGACGCGTTCAATGCTTGGTTTAACGGTGGCCCTAATGTAAATTGGAAACGACACGCTAAGACCACATTCGGCGCAGGAGAGTTGTATGGCTGGTGAGTTTCTTAAAATAAAAAGTGTGATTGAACAGGCAATTATAAGCAAAGCCAATCAAGAGCATGTTCGTGTCTGTGTCGAAGATACAGGCGATTTAGTTAATGACGACTTCAACGTCTCTAACCTAGTAGATGCTTTCGATCAAGAATACCCTTTCATCTCGTTCTCTGTTGAGGACGATCAGAAGCGTAAACTTGTCGTAGGCAAAGGCGCTTCTAGAATCTATGGCAGTATCATCCTTACGTTGTACGCGCCAAAAGGTCAGGCCAATACTGGTGGAGCGAAGTTGTCCGATTTTGTTTACGACAATTTCCACTCTACCAGAGTAGGCGATACGCTTCTTCGTGATGTAAGAAAACTATCAGACTACAAATTAGGCGGTTGGAATACTAAGGTTTTACAAGTATCATTTGAGCATACTGTAAACCCATAACTCATTGACGGAGAAAACCAATGACTGTTTTATCGGATACTTCAACGGCCCGAATCTCCATTATTCGACAGCCGTCAAAAAATAATACGGTGCCAGCGACCCCAGGGTTCTTGAATATCCCTGTTACGTCTATTGGCGTAAGCGAGCAATTAGAGTCTGCTGACTCTGCTGTTCTGCGTCCAGACCGACAGTTCTCTAACGCACGGATCATGACAGGCTCTTCAGGCGGCGATATTCCGGTTGAAGTTTGTTACGGCGCTTGGTTCGATACGTTCTTGATGGGTGTTATGCAGACTTCTGGCACTACTTGGGCTACTGGTGCTGACGTCTATAACGGCGCAACAAAGCACTACTTCACGTTCGAGCGTTTCTTCGAAGCTGGCGACGGCGACTACTACCAATGGTACAAAGACGCTCAGTTCAACTCAATGACGCTTCAGTTTGACGCAAACACATTCGTTGGCGCTAGCGTTAACATCATGGGCGTTGAAGTTGAAGGCCCTGCCACTACGGGCAAGACTGGTGCAACTTACACAGACCCAGATATGTCTAATCAGTTCGACACTAACTCAGTTACTATTGTCGTCAAAGACAAGACTGGTACAGTTATCGAAACTGAAGTCCAAGCTGGTTCGCTTGAGATGAACAACAACCTACGCCGCCAAGCTGCGGTAGGTAAGTTCTACGGTGCTGGTAACGCTTCTGGTCGTTTCAGTTGTGTTGCTAACCTGACTCTTTACTTCGCTAACCGTAAGATTTACGAAGGCTTTAAAGCTAACGACAAGTTTGAGATCGACATTACGCTTACTGCACCAGACGGTGCTAACTACAAAGCGGTGATGAAGAACTGTAAAGCGACTACTTACGACGATCAGATCGGTGGTGTTGATAGTGACATCATGATTGAAGCGGCGTTCCGTGCCAACGCTGACACTCAGTCTCCTTCTCGTACTATCACTTGGACTAAGACTGACGCATAAGTAAGAGCGCGATCTAAACTAGAAAAGAGCAGGTTGTATAGTCTGCTCTTTTTTTTTTTTTTTTTTTTTTTTTTTTATACATTAAAGGCACATCCACAGCGCTTAAGAGGTAATAATGAAAAGACCAGTACCACGTTACGAGAAAGAAGTGATCCTTAATTTTGGTGCAAACGTTTCTAAACCTGAAGTTGCTGTGGTCCCAGACCAAAACACTTCTATCACCGTCTCGTATTTCAACGGAGTAGATTACACAACACACCCAACAAAGATAGAACACCCAGACACATTGTTCGTTCGCGGATGTATGGTTAAACTAACTCCTAGCTCAGGGGGGTTCTTTATCGACGACTCGGAGGCGTATAAAGGATGATAGGAAGCAGTAAAATCTGTTCTAAGCTGCCTGCCTCTAAGCAAACGTCAATAAAGCTGTTAGACGTTCAAGAGGATACCGCAGACTTCATAGAACTGCCTGGTTTAGGCTCAGATGTAGGAGCGCTTAAGTTTGTCAGAAGTGTGGTGTCAGGTGTTCAGCATTGGACGCTTCAGTATGAGCACTCAGCATCAGATCCTTACACGCTTATCGCTGAGTCTAAGTCTCGCGCCGCCATTGCCGCAGAAGACGTTGCTACTTCAGATAGATTTACTGTTATGGTGATGGCTACTAAAGGTACTTACACGAGTATCACCGACAAGATGAAGAAAAGCTCTGCACACAACTTGTCTATGTTGGAGGTATACTTACAGAACCAAAACAACCCATCTCAAAACTATCTGTACAAGATATTCTGCGTAAACCAAGACGAAGGTTTCACAGATGACATGATTGTCACCGTCTACAGTTTGTAGGCGGTTGTTAAAGTTCCTTATTTAGGTTATAAATACTGAGCTATATGCTTAAATTATTTAATCATTCAATCAGGAGCTACATCATGACTACAACTAAAAACAGCGCCCAAAAAATTAAATCGACTGGTTTCTGCCTTGCTGGTCTTAAGGTAGACGAAGACAAAGCTAAGAACGGTATTCCGTTTGACTTTATGGGCGGCTGTAAACTCATCATTGCCCGCGGTGGCTCTAAAGGCTACAACAACTACATCGCAAACTTCTTCAAAGAAAATGAAAAAGCGCTTACTGCTGGCGGCGAAGCGGCTGACGAACTAGGTCAACGTGGTTTCATCGAAGCTGCTGCACGTTTTCTTCTAGTAGGTTGGGAAGAAGTAGTAGATGAAGAAGGTAACGAAGTCCCTTACTCAGTTGAGGCTGCCGAAGGTTACTTGGCTGTAGACGAGATCTACGAATTCGTTAAAGGTAAGTCTGATGAGCGCGAACACTGGCGCATCTCGGCAACACAGAAGATCGGTGAAGAACTAAAAAAATAGTCGAATGGCAGCGTAAATGGGGAAGCCCTGATAAGCTTAAAATGTTGGAAGACTTGCACAAACGAGGCAAGACACCACAAGCTTTAAAGGACCGCCCCATTATCACTGACAAAATCCTTCCATATTATCGGGGATGGAATTTGTTAGATGCCAGAAGACAACACAACGAAACCGGGTCACAACCTCTACCACTCTCAGACTTAAGATCAGCAGCAGAAATATGCATGTCAGACGATCCTGACGAGATTTACGAATTTTGTATGGTGATGACAACCGTTGAAGCTTGGGTACTTAAAGAAATGGCAGCAGAACGCAAACGTGCCATAGAACGAGAAAAGAGAAAAGCCAAACACGGTTAACAGTGACTAAACTAAAAGCTCACGGTAGACTGTCTTTATGACTACATAGAGGACAGACGCCGTGAGCTTTAATTTAGATTTCAACTCTGCTTCTGCTGAACAGAAAGTAGAATCCCTCATATCAAGACTAGAGAAGATGACGGCGGCTGCCAGCGAAGCTTCTAAAAGTCTAATCCCATCATCAAAAGCCATCGAAGAACTTAGAAAAGTTGCTGAAGCTCAGACCAGCATATCTAAGTCTATGCAGCAAGTCGCTTCTGTATCAGAGAAAGCCACCAAGCAAGTAGAGAAAGACTCTCGTCAAAGCGAGACCAGTGTTAAACGCTTCTTCGATCAACTTGACAGAAGCATTGAGAACAACTCTCACAAAGTTAACGCGTGGCGAGGCACGTACGGATCTGCAACGCAAGACATGGTGAGGGCTAACCAGCAGCTCAAGAAAGAAGCCATGGAGCTTGCAGCGGCTCAGGAAGCAGCAAATAAAGCTCGATTCGCTCAAGCAAAAACTGTCAACGCTCAACTTGTGGCAGAAGAGAAGTCTGCGATAGACAAGCGTCAGCGCGACTGGACCGACTACTATAAGAAACAAGAGACTCAGATTGCTCGCTACACCAACTTCCTAAAACAATCTCAAGATACCTGGACTGCTTCAGCGCAATCTAAGCGTCAAATGATGGCAGCTCAGATGAAAAAGATCGCTGAGCAAGAAACCAAGTTTGAAATTGAAGAAGCTCGAAAACGTAGCAAAGCTTGGACAGACTACTACACCAAGCAAGAAGCTCAAATTTCTCGTTACAATAAAGCGCTGTCTCAGTCTCGTGCTGTTTACGCCAAGAACACCAACAGTTACACCGCACTGATCAACCAGAAGAAGAAAGGCACTGCCGAGCTAGACGGTAACACTCGTGCAATGGGACGAGCTAACAACGCAACTGCTATGTTCCGTGCTGGTATGTCTGCGCTCAGTCTGTCGTTCGGCATCTACACCAGTGGCACCATCATAGCAGCTACAGCCACTTACGCGTTTGTATCTTCTATGCAACAAACTGTTCTAGTAGGTGCTGAGTTTGAGAAGTCTATGTACCGTATTTACGCTGTAACCGGACAAATGGGCGAGGCTTACGAGAAGAACGGTAACCTGTATGTATCTACTGCCGAATCCATCATCAACACTCAAAATCAGATGGCTGATGCTGCTCTGCACGCTTCTAAGGTAACCGTATTCACCGCAGTACAGGCGGCTGAAGGTATGGTCGCTCTTGGTATGGCTGGTCTGAATGCTCAGCAAGCCATTGGCGCACTGACACCTTCATTGCAATTAGCTCAGATCGGTATGATTGACGTCTACGAGTCTGCCGACATCATGACTAACGTCATGCTTGGCTTTAGTATGTCTATCGCGTCTACGGCTGAGTCTCTGAAGAACGCTACTCGTGTTACCGACATTCTTGCTGCTGCAATCACCAACTCTAACTCAACCATCAAAGAGATGTCTAAGTCTCTGTCTTACGTTGCTCCTGTTGCGCATGCTGCTGGCGGAAGCATCGAAGAGACCGTAGCCGCCCTGGAAACCTTCCACAACGTAGGTATTAAAGGTTCTCGTGCTGGTACTGCTCTTCGTCGTGCGTATGTGAACTTGTTAGAACCAACCGACAAAGTAGCTTCTGTACTACGTGATCTAGGCGTTAGCGTTCGTGACACAGAAGGCGACATGTACTCTCTAACAGAAATCATGCAAGAGTTAGAGAAAGCTGGCGCTACTACTGCCGACATCGTATCTATCTTTGGCGTTCGTGCTGCACCAGCAATGATCGCTTTCCAAGCTAACTTGAAGGACATCGTAAGAGAGACCAACCGACTTAAGACCTCTGTTGACGGCGCTGGCAAGGCGATGGCGGACTTCATGGCTACATCAACATCAGGTCAGTGGCAGATCATCAACTCTAAAATCCAATCCAAGATGATCGATGCCTTCGAGAAGGCGCAGCCAGCAGTTAAAAAACTAAACTACGCAATCATGGAACTAGTCGACAACGATCTAGACTTCTTCTTTGACAGCGTAAGCCAGGCCATTGTCACCGCCTCTCACTCTGCTAAGTTCCTGGCCGATAATATAGGATGGGTAGTCGAGCAGTACGAGAACTTCCGTAAAGCTGAACGAGACATGTACCTGATGTTCTTGCCAATGTTCAAGACAGAAGCTGACATGGCAGGAGGCGCTTCGTTCTCTAAGATTGCTGCTGATATTGGTGCTGACGCTGGCAACGCTGGCACAGGGACACCTAAAGCGGAAGAAACTTTCTCTAAATTCTTTGAAACGGCTAAAGCAACAAACAATGAATTGGGTATCGGTGTAACTCTCACTGAAGAGCAAGTAGCCGAACTTAAACGCAAAGAAGAGTTCAACCGACGCAACCTTGAGTTTGCTCGACTAGAAACTGAGATTCTTAAAGATAACTCTCTTGCTGCTGAGTCTACGCGTGCTCAGACCATTCTCAGCATGAAGAACGAGAATATCGAGTACCAAGCTAAGTTAAATCTAATAACCAAAGAGGAAGCGTTAAAGGCGCAGATCGCTAACGTCGACTCGGCTCGCCTCCAACTAAATCAGAAGTTCGCCAACGAAACTGCAAAACTCGCCACAGAGATGCAGAAAATAAAGGACATTAACACTGGCACAGCTTCTGACACTAAAGCGTATGCTGAGCTTCTTCGTAAACAAGCTCAGCTTAACGAACAGATAATTGCTCAGACTGACAAGCTCAACGCTGAACAGAGCAAACTTGTGTTGTCTCTGCAAGAAGACATGATGAAAGCCGAGGGTTTCGGAAAGCACGCCAAAGAGGTTAAAGAGTTCGCAACCAAGCTTGAAGTAGCTAACGAGAAACTAAAAGGCAACAAACAGGCGTCTGAAGAAAACACTCTTGCTCAGTACCGTAACGCTATTGCGCGCAGAGAGAACTTCCAATCTACTTCAGCGTTTAACATGCTGTCCGAACAACAGCGTGCTGCTTTCATCAAAGAAACCGAAGCAATTAAGGCGCAACTTCCTGAGCTGCAAAAGCTTATTGATGAGAACAAGCGACTCACAGACGAGAAGAAGAAAGCCAAAGAAGCCGAGAAAGACTTCGCCAAAATGATGAAGGACTTCGGCAAAGGTAAGGGTCTTGGCGAAGAAGGTAAGGGTACTATGCAGTACATTACCGACATGGAGCGTCTATCTGAGTACCTTGAAAGTCGTAAAGAGATCATGGCTAAATACGGCCTTGAGGAAGTCGAGTTCGCTCGCATGATTGCCGAGGCTAAGGAGGAGATTGAACAGTCTTATTGGGACAGCCAACATGAGCATCTGGCTAAATGGCGCGATGACTGGTCAGAAGCTGTAGCCAATAACATAGAAGAAGCTCTGTTCATGGAGCAAAGCTGGACTGAAGCGGCCAAAAACATCTCAAGAGAGATGCTAGGGACGGTAGTAAATACTATGGTTAGAGTTGGCGCAGAAATGGCCGCTAACCATCTTATGAAGAAGATCTTCACTACCGAAGAGATTGCCATGGACTCTATGGTAACTTCAGCTAAAGTAGCGAATGAAGGTGTCAAACAGGCATCTAATATGGCTACTGCTGCTACTGAGCAGGCAAGTGCAGCATCATCTTTGGCGTTTTTCACTCAAATGCTTGGTCTTGGTCCAAGTTTAGCCGCAGCTTGGGGTCCTGCAGCAATGTTCATTAACATTGCCTCGTTTGGTGCAGCAGCGGCTGCTGCTGCTGGTACTATGCTCCTAGCTGGTGCCGCGTCTGCTGCCGCTGGTCTAATGACTGGTGTGGCGTCTGGCATTGGCGAAAACATTTCCGGGTCCCGTCAATTTGGTGGTCCCGTACAGGCAGGCAAGAGCTACTTAGTCGGTGAAACAGGAAGAGAGATATTCACTCCTGAGACCAACGGGTATATCCTAAACAACCAAGCATCAAACAACTTAGTATCTGGCAACAGTGGCGGAAACGTCTATTACATCACATACGATAATAAGTATATGATTGATGCAACTGGCAACGAAGACTTTGAAGAGCGTTTGGGCCGGGCTATGGAAGAAGCCGCTGAAATGGGCAAACAAAAAGTTGCTGAAGATTTGTCAAGCAACGGACAGATCGCCAAGCTGTCTAAAATGGTTTCAAGAACTTAAGGAGCTACGCTGTGGCAGACCCAATAAGATATTTGCCTGATGACCTATACCCTACGTCTATGGAGATGAATTTAGAGTTTAACAACACTATTTACCAGTCTCCATACGACAACTCAGAGCAGATAGAACGAAGACCCGGCGAACGCTGGGTCCTAAAATTCTCTTACGACGATCTAGAACAAGACCAAGCCAAAGATCTACAGGCATTTCTAGTGTCACTTAAAGGTGTAGTTGGTAAGTTCTACGCAAAAGACTTTGCCTTTTTTGAGCGTAGAGGGTCCATAAGCGGCAGGCCTACTGTAGATGGCAGCGATAACGTAGGGAATATATGCAAAATAAAGGATTGCCCTACTAATCGCGTAATATTCAAGCCTGGAGATTACGTTAAGATTTCAGACCGTCTACACATGATTACTGTGGAAGTAAGATCAGATTCTTTAGGTAAGGCTCAGCTGGAGTTCCAGCCGCGAATGCTAAGAGCTCCAGCAAATAACGCGTCCGTAGTTTATGACGACTTTAGTGTGATCTGTCGACTAAAAGACGACAAGCAGGGTAAACGAAGCAGTCGTGACATGAGTAACGGTTTCAGCTTCGAGTGTTTGGAGGTAGTTAACTGATGTACTTAATCGATCAAGACTTACTTAATGCTCTAGAGCAAGAAGTTGTTGAACCTGTCAGGCTGGTCTACATAGATTGGCCTGGCGGGGCTGTTTACGCCCACACTGGTATTGGCGACATAAGCTTTAATAATAAGATATGGTCAGGCGTAGGCTACTTCGGTAAAGTAGGTGATGTAACCTCAGACTCTAACATAGGTTCACACTCAGTGACTTTAGGGTTGTCAGGCATAGACCCTAAGACACTTACTGAGGTTGTGACTAAAAACGTTATAAACAGAGAAGTTGAACTGTTTTACGGTGCTCTAGATGGCAAAGGTCAACTTATCAACGCAGCTTCATACTTCCAAGGCAGGGTATCTTCTGTAGCTATAAGCCGATACGGAAATGAAGAAGTTTTAGTTCAGGCTGTAAGCAAAACGGCGGACTGGGCTAAAAGCAGACCTGAACGATACACAGACGAGAGCTTCAGGTCGATAAATCCTGGAGACTACTTCTGTCAGTACGTAGCTCAAATGTCAGAACGAGACCTTTACTGGGGAAGCGATAAGCAAAGTGTTCCACTTGTTCCGAGAGAAGATCAATAATGAGAATTCAAAACTGGCCTAGAGTTATTGCAGACCAAATAAAAGAACATTCCAATATCCCTTTCGAGTGGGGAAAGAAAGACTGCTGCCTTGCCGTTGCAGACATCGTTAATTTGTATGCAGGCTTTGACATCGCTGAAGATTTCCGTGGAAAATACAAAACTCTTCTTGGATCCAAGCGAGCGCTAAAAACTTACGGCCAAGGCGATATAAAGTCAACAATTGACACTATGATGACTGAAATACCAGTAGAAGAAGCCGGGCGCGGCGATCTAGCCTTGGTTAAAACTGAAGCTGGTGAGTCTTTGGCTATTTTGTTTAGTACTCGCGCTTGGGCTATGGGAGAAAACGGCATGGTTGCACTGACTATGGATAAAGTGATCTGTACTTGGAGGGTTGAGTAATGCCACCAGTGATAATCGGTGTAGCCGTAGGCGTAGCTGCTTCGGTAGCAGGTGCTACACTTCTAACCGCAGTAGCAATCGGTATGGCCGCTGCTGGGTTGTATGCTGTTGCTACTATGGACATCCCAAAAACTCCAGGCACAAGCCCATCAAACGCCAAGCAGACCATACGATCGCCTAACCAGCCATTCAGGGCAATAGTAGGCACTGCAATGGTTGGCGGACCTATGCTGTTCGCTGAAGAGTACAGCAACTCGATAGATGTTCAGGAAGAGTACGAGCACTGCACTTACTACCACGGCGGCAAGCATTGTGAGAAAAGAACTCGTACGGTAACCAAAACAAACAAGTACTTGCACCTTGTAATACCTTTAGCGTGCCACCCTTGTGAAGATGTCGTTGAGGTTTACTTTGGTGACGACAAACAAGACAACTGGGATCACGAGTATTGGAAGATAAACGTAATTAAAGGCGATCAGCAAAGTGTTGCCGACCTTCCTAAGATGCTTACCGATGTCCCGTCATGGACGGATAAAATGGTAGGCAAAGGTGTAACTTTTGTGCATGTAGCACTGCGCCATAGCGCTGAGCACTTCCCTAACGGCCTGCCTAATATAAAGTGTTTGGTGCAAGGGATGAAGCTTGACACTCCTATGTTTAAAGGCTTCACAAACAATGCCGCTGCTGTGGTATACCACTTTCTTCGTCATCACTTCAGAGCTAAAGAGAGTGAGATCAACACACTATCATTCAGAGACGCATATTCAGTTTGTGGCGAACTGATGTACTCTGAGCAGCCTGCGCCAGATCCTGATGATCCTTCTGCACCTACTCCTGCTGTCCCTATCCGCTACGCAATAGACGGCATCTACGACTTTGACGAGTCGTACGAAAACATCATGAACAAGATGCTTGCTGCATGCGGAGGTAAGTTGTTGTACACCAACGGCCAGTACCATTTGCACGTTGCAGCGTACAGAGGACCAGCACCGCAAGACCAAGTTGTAAAGCTTTCAGACCTTAACGGTCCTATACAAATAGTCCCAGATACCCCGTTAGGCGATCGAATAAATACGGTGAAAGGGCAGCATTTAGACCCTAACAACTTCTACCAACAAGTAGACTTTGAGCCTGTGACCCACCCTGATTACGTGGCAGAAGACGGAGAAGAGCTTACAAAAGACTTAGACCTTGAGTACGTCCTAAACCCACATCAGGCTTATCGCCTCGCTAACATCGTACTTAAAGAGAACAGATATGGTCTAACTGTCACAGTCCCTATGAACTTGAGAGGGTTTAAGTTCAACGCTGGTCTTCCTGTACGCTTCGACGAGAAAGAGTTTGGATATGACCAGTTAGAGTTCGAAGTTGCCTCTTGGAAGTTGACAGACGGTAAAGGTATCGAGTTGGTTCTTAAACAGACTGCGGCAGAAATATTTGATGATGCAGTGGCTGTTGTTACCCCTAAACCACCGTCAACTAACATACCTGACCCTAAATTCTGCCACCCTGTGCAAAATCTGATCTTCCAGCCGTTCTTGGACGATGGTGTCTATGATGGTCTTCTTCTTTGGTCTCATCCTGATATAGACAATGTTAGAGAATTTGAAGTTGTTGTCACGTCTACTGACGGACAAATATTCAAATACCAGCCAGGGAAAGCTTTAGAACTTTACTTGGATAACATGCCTAAGTCTGACTACAACATAACCGTAATTGGTTACAATATTTACGGAGCGCCTTCAGCTCCTGTATCTATACAAGCAGATATTGGTTCTACTAAACCTATCACTAACGTAGTGTTCGAAGCTGACAACTTTGAGATGAACATCATCCCTAAAGTTAGCGGCATACTCCCTAGCAACACTACGTTCTTGTTTTACAGAGCTAATAACGTCAACAACCCAAGCCCTACAGACGTCACACTCTTAGGTCAAGGCGTAACTTATGTTGATGTGGGATTAATACCTAATACGGCTTACAAGTATTATGTTCAGGTGACTAATAGCGCCACGTTCTCAGAGTTGTACGGACCTTACTCCGCTAAGACTACAGACAACCCAGATGACATCTACGACTTTATTAAAGATCAGATACCTGGGCAGTATACCTGGGTTGTTTATGCCTCTGATGCATTTGGGGCAGACATAAGCAAGACTTACAATCCGGCTATCCACCACTTTGAAGGGCGTGCATACAATAAAGGTACTGAAACCCCTAGTTTAAATCCTCTTGATTACACGTTCATCCGTATTGGCGAGTTCATTTCTCCCGAAGACCAAGACATTTTAGACAATCTCGCACAGGGTAAGCTTCCTGACGGCTCCGCTGATTTGGTTAAGCCTAGCGATGTTTTGTTTAAGCCAGGAGACAAAGTCACCGGTACTAACATAGCTGACGGCGCTATCAGCACACCTAAACTAACTGCCAATGCAGTGACTTCTGACAAGATAATAGCTAACGCAGTGACTACAGCAAAGATAGCCGCTGGTGCTGTTACTGCAACACAGATAGCCGCTAACGCCATCACCGCCAGTAAGATTCTTGCCGGAGCAATCACAGCAGAGAAAATAGCTGCAAATGCTATCACAGCAGACAAGATAGCGGTAACAGTAGTCTCACCTATCAATAACTTCAGTGAGTTTGGTGATACTAGAGGATGGCTCTTACCTCCTAGCGCAGTCTTATCAGAAGCAATAAGTCTTAACGGAAAGAAAGCCAGAACCCTTAAGTTTGTAAACAGTCCGACAGCGTACAGAGAGCTTAAGTCTGATAAGTTCACAGTAGACCACAACGCTATATACGAAGTTCGGTTCTCTTACTACAGCGGTCAGACATCTCAGGGAGTTAAAACCGCCCTCAGACTGAAAGCATATAACTCTGCTAACTCTGAGGTAGTCTCAGACAGATACCACTTTGACACGCTAGCAAAAGCAGACACTACCCCGAGCCCAGACTTCTGGGCTGGCTCAGTTGTAAACGGTTGGCGCCATTTAGTCTCATATATAGTGGGAGCTTCTGCAGACGTAAACTCAGTACCTAAAGCCATTAACTCAACTTACGTCATAAAGCTAGGGGCTGACGCTAGGACACTAGCACTCCAAAGCATTACTTGGCCTAACGCTAACATAGTTGATACCCACATCTACTCTCCTTCAATCGTTAAAGTAGGCAGCGGCATTATAGTCGCTAATGAGATAAGAGCTAACTCTCTGATCACCTCCCCTGTAATTAAAGGCGGTACGGTTGAAGGCGTTGAGGTTATAGGCTCTACAGTAAAAGGTGGTAAAGGTTTGTTTGGTCCAGAAAGTGGCGCGCCGTATGAAGGTCACCATACCAGAATAGGCACTGACGGAACTATCGACACCGACAGACTTAGACTTAATCACGGAAAGACTGGCAGCAGGCTAGAGATAACTGCGGACGCTGTTCGAGTTTACGAAGGTAGTCTACTTCGTGTAGTACTTGGAAAATTATCATGAGTTACGGACTTAAAATAAACTTTGACGGATACCCTGACATAGACATATCTTCTGGCTGGTACCCTCCTGTGTATTTAGGGTACGTTGATTTTGTTACTAGATCTGACAAAACCCCTACCTCGGTAACTATGGCTAATGTTCCTTCTGGGGCAAAACTGTACGCGTATGCAGATACACAAACTTCTAAAACAAACGGAGGAAGCGGATCAAACCTAGACATGTACAGCGTTCGTTGCTGGGTAGAAGGGAATACAGTAAACGTGGCTATGGCTACTTGGCGATACATCTCTTCATCTAGCCCTAATCTTGGTAAAACGATCAGGTTCTATATATTTGCTACCCTCCCTCCATCCTCTATAAGTGGTTACGGCCTGGCCGTGATGAATGACCCTGCTGGCATTAACGCAGCCATTAACCAAGACTCTAGTGTCGCAGCTCTGGTGTTCAAGTTCACAGACAGGTCGATCGGAGCCGGAAAATCTAAAACGTATAACACAGGCTTATCTACTTCGAGCCCGGCTCCTGTTGTTTTTGTGTCTGATAGTGGCTACAACTGTCTATCTACTTATGTGTTCTCAAGCGGAGGGACGTGGCATATAAGTCTTTACCGTACTGGCGGGTACTGGAATACAGACTGGACTTCTAACAATTGGCTAAATGAGACTACTCCTAGATCAGGAGTGGTTAGATTAGCTGCATTCGCTAAAAATCCTGACCCTGTGTCAGGCTACGGTATGGCGTTATACAACCGAAGAGGAGAGTGCATAATGCACACTTCAAGGCCTCCGTTGATAACTAGACGTACACTAACAAACCCAACTCCAACAGTGCCAGGTAATCCGCCTTCAGCTAATAAAATGGGAGAAGCCGCCGGGGACAAGCTTAGCGCTCAGGACATGTCAAACCACCCTATGTTGATAGGAAGAGACCTCGGCATATCCGTCATAGAGAACGAAGCACTGCCTACTTCTGTATGGCTGCAACAAGACGGTACGTGGACTTCTGGCACATTATCAAGAGTAAATACTGCACCTTCTGTAACCATCACAAGGTTTGGGTGGTTTGGAACTACCGGAGATGACCTAGGTCAACCGTTTATATACGGCACAGATTACTTTGACGACTACTAATAAAAAAGGCCCTTTACGGGCCTTCATTAGTTTGCACTCGCAGCTCGTCGAACTGCTTCTGTTCTCTGTTGGGGATAATGTACGTTTGACTTTGTGGGGTGGGTGCATTCTGGGTTGGTGCTTTGGTCATTAAGTAACTAACTCCGCTCGAAATAACTGAAGTTAGGATAGCCACTGGCAACATGGTAGACGCTTTGAATATACGCTCTCGCTCTTTCTCTGCGTTTTCGTTAAGGATTTGCTGAGCAGCCATATAAGAGAAAATTTTCTCAATCTTCTCGTCTATGCTGTCAACCTTCTGTCCTAACTTGTCGTGGTTTCTTCCTAAGTGCTTCAAATCATTGCGAACGATGGCAAGTTCTTGTGAATCGTTTTCACCACCCATATAAAACTACCTCCGTCTGCATTGTAGGGGCGACACTATTCTTACACAGGTCTGACATACGAAAAAGCCCCGACTGTTACGTCGGGGCCATAAATTTAGCACTTTATACTTAGATCGCAATTACTGTTTCAGTTTGGCGATGATATCCGAAGCTAGAATTGAAAGAACCGTCTCTCGATCTGCACCGAATTGGAAGTCATGGCCGAAGTGTTCAGGGATGAAAACGACGTCGCCAGGTGCGTAACCTAGATCAGTAGCCGCTCCTGTGTTTGTCAGCAGACCTTCGCCAACTGCCACTACCACGCCAACTTCCATAGCGTCTTGAGTTTCGCCGCTAAGAACGATACCGCCTTCGCTTGTGTTTTCTTTCGGATCGTCTTTGTACTTTTTAATCAGTACTCGGCCGCGATTAGGCTGAAGCGACTGATATTTTCCGAGGTCAACTGTCTCAACAAACTCAGCAAATCCTGCTACTACTGCTGATTGGTGTTCTGGGTTTAGCTTTAATTTAGTCATTTTGTGTTTCCTGTGTAACTGGTTGGGTGTTTAGTCGAAGGTCAGACACAATCATGTCGATGATGCCTGGTAAATTGTCTAGAGCGCCATTATTGTCGATAACGATGTCATCTTCAAGTCGGTTAACTCCTTTCTCTGAGCAGTGAGAGTTGTGAACATCAGTACGACCAATACGATCAGCAGCGTCTACGTGGATGATTTTAGCACCCCAAGATTTTACCGCGTCGTACTCACTGCCTGACGGTCCCCAAGGATTGTCTTTATCGTAGCGAACATCTTCGATGATGAAGCCAGCGATATTAGGGTCTGCTTCCAGGTGACGTTGGACCTCACACTTGGTGATGTTAATCCAGAAGTCGCCCCCGTGTTGCGTCTTCATAGCGTCGCCAACTCCGCGCATCATCTGACGTACTGTCAGGCCGTAAGGTTCGATAACTGTAGTGTTGCGGCAGAATTCTGGGTTCTGACTTCCACCTTCATAGAACACTTCTACAGGCAGTCCGTAAATACCTGCTGCTGCACGTTTTACTGGATCGGCAAGAGCGATTTTCATGAAGCCTGTCTTTTCTGCCAGTAGGTTCGCTACGTCTGTTTTGCCATGTCCGGCCAGGCCAGTTAGTCCAATTAGTCTTGTTTTCATAGTGTCTCCAAAAATAAAGGTTTGGTCTCAGACCAAACCCATTAATTTACTCGCCTACGTGAATGATATTCTGCGCGATCATGCGCTCAGAATCACGGTGAGTGATCATAATCTTCTGACCTGGCAACATCATTAAGCCTGCCGCCAACTGAGAAGCGCGGTCATCACGCATATCCGCTGTAGGTTCGTCCAGCATGATCATGGCCGATGAGCCCATCTTAGCTTGAGCTAGTCCGACTTTAATCGCTGTACCAATAAACGCTTTCTGTGCGCCGCTAGCGCTTTCTTTCGCCACCGCTTCATAGTTATTCTCCGTAAATGTGAAATCGCCTTTATCGTTACGTCCAACTGAGGTGATCCAACCGTCAGTCGACTTGTTGATAAAGTGTGATGCTGTACCTAAGATAGTGCGCCACACACCTTCCATAAACTTGACACGCTCTTCGTTCAGGTACTTGCGTAATTGCTTAGCCAAATCTAGTTGTTTCTCTAGTTCGGCCATTTTCTTGTTGTTGGCTTCAGCGCCAGACAACTGATTCTGAACAGACGTTAAACGCTCTTTAGCCTTCACGCCTTCTGTCTTCGCTTCACCTTGCTTAGTGATAGCGTCGTTAAGATCGGCGTTGAGCTTAGTCAGCTTATTCTCGTCTTCTGCCGTATCGCGCTTAGGTTGTGGTTGCTCTACGTTCATCGCTCTCAGCTTGTCCATGCGAACATTGGCTGAGTCTAGGTCTTCCTGCGCCGAGTTCACCGCACCGATTGCTAAAGAGTACTCTTTCTGGTCAGATCGCATCTGAGTTAACTTACTCTCAAGCGTTTCTTCCAGACCCAGGCCGCTTAGACGCTTCTCTAGCGACTCTCGATTCAGCTTAGTCGTTTCGATCTTAGCTTCTAGCTGTGCTACTTTCTCTTCCCAACCGTTGCCAGGGTTAGTCTTGTAGTGCGCGTTGAGTTTGGCCGTGGCGTCATCAAGTTCAGATTTTGCCGTAGTCATCTCTGACTTAGTGCTGTTCAGCGCTTTAGCTTTTTCTTCGGCGTGAACCTTAGCCGTTTCAGGATCGTGACCTTCTAACGGACGATTACATCCATAGCACACACCGTCTTCAGCTTCTTTGCACGCTTTCTTGTAATCACTCAGCGCTTTAGCATTCGCGTCACGAGCTTCGTCATACACTGCTTGAGCTTTTTCTACTGCCGATAATAACGCAGGAACGCCAGCCTCATAGACTTTAAGTTGCTCAAGGTAGTCTTTAGTTGCTTCTAGCTCTTTCGCTAAATCTGACGCTACTGGTAAGCGAGAAAGCTCGTGGTTGAGCGCTTTCACCTTGTCCAAATCTGCTTTTACTGAAGCAAGTTCATCAGCGTCGACTTCCTTGGCTTCTAGCAGCTTATCGTTAGCTTTGTCTAAGTAAGACTTAAGCGTTTCGATCTGAGCCTGTAGTTTTTCTACCTTGCTGTTGTGATCTGAAGCCTGTGCAGCGATAGCGTCTTGCTCTCGATTGAAGTTGCGGTCATCTTTCAGCTTCTGCGCCAGGGCGTTAGCTTCTTCACTGAGCGTCTTCATCTTCTCTGTCAATTGGGCGTAGATAGGACGAAGCGACGCAATCTCAGCGCTGAGCTTGGCTTCTTTCTCTTTCAGTTCGTCCACTGGCTCAAACTCAAAACTTTGAAGAGCAATCTGACAACCGTTGATTTCGCTGCCAAGCGCTTTAATGATCTTGTCGATCACGGCTACGCCTGCATACTCTTCAACTTTACGGTTAAGCTCAGTAGCGCCGAAGGTGATTAGCCCTGCCGTCTCGTTCTGCTTCGACATATACAGCAAGTCAAAGTCTTTTACTGAACAAGACAGCATGTCTTCAACGTACTTGATCGACGGTGCGTTACCAGAAGCGACAACCTCGTCGTCTTTGGTGATCTTACAGTTTGAAGAGGTGCGACGGATAGTGTGGCCGTTGATGTCCAGCTCTACCCACATTTTGTCTTTGTTCCAGGTGGTCAGACTGTCTACTGTGCCTGCAACGCCTTTTGAGCCAAACAGCGCAAAGCGAATAGCGTCGAAGCAGGTTGATTTGCCTTCGCCGTTTTCGCCAAACACTAGGTTGGTGCCATCTTTGAAAGAGGCTGAGAAGTTCTCTAGCTTCTTGAAGTTGTTAGTGCGGATTGCGGTTATCATGGTTAGTCCTCGTTGGTTTCCAATAATTTTCTAATCTCTAACTCTAATTTAGAGAAACGGATAACTGCCACAACCAGGATAGCTTCGATCATATCTATGTATGGTAGCTTTTCTGACACAAACACACATAACAACGCAGACGCACAGCTAATCATAAAAGGAAGTAGCAGATAGATAACTGCCGCGTGATTACACGCGGCCATTAGTTTAACTTTCATAAGTCCTCACAAGATGCAAGTGAACCAAAGTGCTGAGCGAACAAGCTGACCTGAACAGTCAGCGTACTCTTTGGCTACAAAGAATAAGATTGCGGATATTGTCGCTACCGCTGCGATGGTTAGATAAGTTTCAGGCTTCATAGTGATTCCACTCCGCGTAGATGATTCCAGTATCACGATCATACGCCTTGAACTGTTTAGGGGAAAACGTGACGTGTTCTACGCCTAAGTGTTCTTCTTTGTTGCCGTCCTTGTCTTCGTAGGTCAGGTGTCCGTTCTCACACCAAACTGATATCTCATGAGTAGCTAGATTAATATGAGACAGGTTTTTAGCGTATGGCAGGTCTTCTTTGCCGTCTATCTCTGCAACAATGAATTGCGCGCGAGGGTGTTCAGGGGTGATACAGAAACTGTCTTCTGGTGTTTCCCAGTGGATACGGCAAATGACTTGCACGTTTTCCTCGTCTATGCCTACGTCATTACCGAAAACATACCAACAGCCGTCTGAAAGCTCAGACAACATTTCAGTTACGTCGCCGTCTTCGTCAGTAACTTTAACTTTGTATACGCCGTTTGCTAGGTATTTCATGATCAGTCCTTATTGGTTAAGTCTTTAAGACGCAAGATGAGATTTCGTTTAACCCCTAACTCACGCGCTATTTGATCTGCAGTGAGGCCTAGTCCAGTAAGTCGCTTTGTCTCTGCGAGTATTCTGTTTCTCTTGGCCTCACTAGCGGTTATTTTTGGCTTTTCCATAGTTTACCTATGAATGAGATTCTTTGTCTTTACCACAGAAAGCGCAGAACTCATCATCGCCAAGAAACTCATGATTTCTCGGGTCCCATCGCTCGTAGTAATACTTACTGCCAGTCTTGGTCTTAACCCAGCGCTCAAGAATGTCCATCTCAATAACGATGTTAGTAGAAATGTGGTGACCGTCTTTGTAGCCTTTGAACCCTTTTGTCAGACCGTTGAAGCGTTCGCCAAGTCTAGGGCAAGTAGCTGATACGATTGTTTTCTTTTCCATCACTCTTCTACCCCTTTAGGCTGGTAAATAAACAGTCTCTCTAATGACTTCTTGTCTCCCTTTATCACGCCGTTAGCTCTAAGACTGCTACTTAACCCTTTCTCCCACACGCAAACAAAATCTTCTGGGGCTTCGTACTCACTAACAAAAACAGAGTGGCCTACTTTAGTCATATCTCGACACCACTGCCAAAATTCATCAGAATTAAATCCTGAGTTTACCGCAAATTTATACTCCTTAGTTCCCTTGTATGGTGGATCGCAATAAATTATCGATTTTGCTGGAATTTCCAGAGTTAGGTAGCAACCACTGTGGAATTCTACACCAGCAAGCTTGGGGGCTTGCGCCATGACGTTTCTCCACGCCTCTTCTGGGTAGTTTCTTATTTTACCCTCTCTCGTTGTAGTTATTCCGGCATACCCCCCATCGAACCATCTGCCACCATAAGATCCGTTAATGCCTACGTAGCCTATAACGTGCTCTTCTTCTTCTGAATAAATGCCAGTTTTAAACTTGTCACGGCACTCGGAGTAAAAATCTCTATCTATGTCAACAGGAGGAATCCACCCATTAGAAACCTCTTTTAGACATGCAACAATAAGGTCATTTACGTCGTTATAAATTCTAGGATTGTCAACTTCACATATCGAGTTCGCGCCACCTCCGAATGGTTCAACGTAATATTGACCCGGCTTTCTTCCCTCAAGGATTATCGGTAAGATGTCCTTTGCTATTCTCGCCTTGCTTCCCATATATTTCATCACTCTCCAACCTTCTCAAGTTCAGATTTAAACTTCACCAACAACTCAGGCGACTCTTGCAGGCCGTCCATGATCTTAGAGCTGAAGTCTTCGATCTTGTAACCTTCTTCCATCAGAGACTCAGTTTTCTCTGTTACCGCGTTAACCTGGTTGCGCACCATGAACGGATTCCAGTGCTTCCAAATCAGACCGATACGGTGAGCGAGTGCAGGCATGTCTTCTGCTGGCAAGTCGCCGACGATGTCAACGAAGCTAGGTGGTGTGGCACCGTCTTCGATTAGAAACTCTGACTCTGGTAGGTCGAAGATGTCAGAAGCGGTCAGACACATAAAGCCTGTCGACTTATCCCAAATTTTGGTCTTAGACCAAGGATTTTCTTTAGTCTTGTCAAAGTGCCAAACGTATTTGTTAGAGATGTCGCTGAAGCCTGTCGGGTGAGTGTTACCCAAAGCTAGTAGACGGTTGTTCATTTCCCAACGCGTATTATGCTCGTGACCAATGACGACGAAGCTGTATGACTTAAGCAGTTGTTCAGCTTGTGCAGGAGTCAGGTTAAGCGCTGTGTCGATGCCGTCTACAAACGGGTTATTGAAGTTGCAGTGCAGAATGACTAAGTCACCTTTTGACTTGCAAGCCTCTTCAATCGCTTGGTCAAACAGTTCTTGGTTTGAGTGGTGAGGGACAATTGTCACAATCTCGCCCGAGTCAAACTGCAGACCTGCGTGAACTTCAACCTGGCCGACTGCAGTCATAAGGACTGAGTCAGCAACCTTAGCCACGATATCAAGTGATGACTTGTCGTCCGTACGGCTCGTGTTGTCGTGGTTGCCGCCGATAACGATGTCACAGCCTTGCGCGACTTTGATTCCGTCAGCGATCACGTCTTCGCGGTTGTGGCTGCGGTGGAACAAGTCGCCTGCACAAATCAGGTTTAGATACTTCTGAGTAATGCCTACAGCAATTCGGCTAATCTTCGAATCGAGTAGCTTAGTTGAGCTGGCTGACGTGTTGGTACGTGCTGACAACCCTAGGTGCGGATCGGTAAATAGGTTAAGCATGGTGTTCCCTTATTGGTTAGCTCATTCGATCACAGATGGCAGCAGTAACTCCACGTTGCCAATCTGATTCTTCTTTTTCTGTTAGTCCTTTTGGAGGAACTATTTTGTTGTTCAGGTTCATTCTCTCCCCATATTCGTAACCTTGTTTAAACTTTTCAGGCTCTCGATCACTGTACATATTAGACATGCTTAACTCCTACATGTAAAAAGTTGATAAGTTCATTCTCTAGATCTAAGTAGTCCATTACAGCAAGACGTTTCTTTAGGTCTAGAGGTTTGCCAGCCGAGCGAGCTTCTACAATATCTTTCGAGTCCCACACTTCGACTTCGCCAGTCATCTCACAATAGAACAGGAAAAGACCCGAGCCGCCACTACGCAACCAAGATTTATGCTTGCCGATTTGTTGCGGTAGGATATGTCCAGATGCGCAGCTTCGTAGAGACTCGTGTTCTTCACTCGCCTTAGCTTCTACAATGATAACATGATTGCATGATTTGTCATCCTTGAAAGAGATCATGTAATCCGCCAACTGAGCAGCGACGACACGCCCGGCGGCTTTGGTATCAAGAAAACGATGAAAATCAAACGGGCGTTTCTTTTTGATCTCACCGAAAACGCTCTTCAATTTGTCTTCAAATTCGTAGCCTACGCGACCATCTTGTTTCTTAGCCATGATTGCCTCTAAATGATGTTAATGAACAGAAACGAAAATAAACCAGCACGAAAATAGTGTGCCTAGATTTTCGGGTTTTTGGGTTTTTGGCGAAGGCCGTTTTGCCCTTCGCCAGTAAAAGTCATTTTCGGAGCGACACTGTATTTCCCGAAAAATATTTTTGCATTTCGATTATTTTTGTTTTTGGGAAGTGGTTTCTAGCTATAGCTAGGCTGCGAGAGTCCTTTGTATATTTATATATATATATATTTAGATGATAAAATAATAATAATATAGTAATGATTCTTGTATGATCATACAACAGACCAAGTAAATACATAACTCGCTCTCTATTTTCCCACGATCATAACCTGCAAACGCAAAGTAGATGGAGTTTGACTGACTTCAAACATAAATAAACGAAAGGCGACCAATCGGCCGCCTTCTGTACTGCTATAAGTGCTCGTTTAGCGGTGCAAATGTCCGCTTTAGTATGTCGCAAACTTCCTCTCTAAGTTCCAGATTAGAAGCCGCGTAGTCGGTGTAGTTGCCAATGTCATCGACAGGCTTCAGCTCTTCGCAAAACGCTTCTATCTGCTTCCATCTTCTGATCGGACACGGATTCTCGTTGATGTCCCTTACCCAACTCTGAATCGATTCAGACTCACTTAAAGAGAACAGAACAGGCATGCAGCCAATCTCTAAGCCATATTCAGTACCCAACTTCATACCTAGGCTTAGGCCTCTGTCTATGGCGATTATGCGCGTGTCTATACGGTCATGGTGGTGGAAGCTGGCGTCTAGCCCTAACGCACGTTCGTTGTCGTTACTGTCATCCAGGAACTGCGTGTAGAACGTGTGGAAGAACAAAGGGCACATACCCTCCTCAATCGTCAGGTGTCTGGCGACCATGTTAACGTAGAGCATGTTCTCAAAGAAGAGCTTAGGATCGTTTGATTTGAACGGGGATTCTAGGATAACTCGCATAATTTTCTCTCAGATAAAAGAAAGGCGGCCAATTGGCCGCCTTAGTTAGGTTGAATTTTATCAGCTTGCAGAGCTGTCTACTTTAGCTGAGTGTGTGGCCGTGTTAGAGAACCACAGAATAGCATCATCTGCCGCACTCTTCACGTAAAGCATACCCTGCGTGATTTCAATCTTAGCATTTGGGTACGTCTCTACCACTTTACCGTCTTCGTTATTGACTACGTGTACTGTATGTCCTGCCATTTTATTTCTCCAATTAAGCAGCTTCGATACGGTCCCAAATAGCTTCAGCTTCTGGGATTACATTTTCATTCATGCACTTGTCGAACTCTTCTTTAGTCGGTTGGTGGCCGAGTTCGTACTGCACTTGCCAGTTAGGGCCTACACTCACGTCGGCTACCATCGGAACCGCATGACCAGGAGGTGTTAAGTTCATGATAGAGCGCATGTCCTGAACAAAGTCCCAAGCGTGTTCGAAAGGAACGTAAGCAACAACTTCATCATATACAGGAGCAACCATGATTGCATTGTATTTGTCCCACAGGTCTTGCTTCTCGCAGTTAGCCAGCACCACTTTAAGGATATCCGCCGCACAGCCCTGGATTCGGTAGTTGTATAGCTGACGAACCTGACGGTTAACCGGACCTTTAGACTTACTGAAAATCTCGTCTGTAGCATGACGGCGGTTACCATAAGCCGTAGTAACGAAGCCGTTCATACGTGCATAGTGTAGCGTTTCGTCCTGAGCTACTGGAATGCCAGCATACAGCGTTAACGTTGAGTCCATGATACTTTGCGCCACTGATTCCGGGATGATCAGACGGTGCGATAGAGTCTGAGACGTACCGCCGTAAGAAAGCAAGAAGTTAGTTTGCTTAGCTGGTCGTTTACGTACCTTAGACGCTAGATCATGGTACTCGTGGTCTTCGTTCTTATGCGCTTCAACATATTCTTCGTACGTAGGCGGAGTCCATTTAATGTGCTGACCACCAGGTACAAGTTTACCCGCTTCATCAAGACCGAAGTGCTCTGTGATACCTGAAGCAGTCATGCTGTGCAGGTCTTTCAAGTCCTTCTTGTCTTTTACCATGTCGTACGTAATGTCTAACACTTCACCACGCAGGTACTGACCTGCAAGCTCTTCACCTAGATAAACCTGCAATAGGTTTTTATCCTTCGTCTCTGACGCCTGAATACGAAGCTCTTGGCCTGCAAAGTCGATAGGGACTACACAGTAACCGCGAGGCGGAATGTAGATACCACGCATCGCGCCTTTCTTCTGGTGTTTAGAAACTTGAAGAATGTTTGGCTGCGAGCCAGTTGGGCGTCGAGTTACAGTGCCACAGTTACGAACGTTAGGGTGCAATTTACCATCACGAGGGTGCGCCAAGTAAGGGTAGCTATTGTGGTACAAACTCATGCGAGTATTACATTCGGTCACCTTCTTAATAAGGTTGATTACGCGCTCTTGCCAGTGACGTTCTGGATTGACTGTGATGTCTTCAGCAAGCGCCGTATCCTGCGCCAGAGCGTCGGTAGCAGGTGAACCTTCCCAGAACCCTAAGCTTGTACGGCCAGGGCTAGGTTTGCCTCGTAGTCGAACTGGAAGGCCTAGCATGCAGTACAGCAAACCTTTCATCTGGTTTGGCGAACCTAAGTTCAGTTCAGTGCCGGAGTAAGACACTTTGCCTTCAATGCCTAACAAGTTGCAGCAGAAAGACTGGAACGCTTGGTAGTCTTCGTGACCGCGCTGATCAGGTTTGAAGTGATTACGCGCTTTAGCCAGCAAGTCGATGAACTTCTTCTGATCGTCATTGAACTCGTCATACTTGTCGATCTCGGCTTCAAAGTCGATTTCACGCACAGACGCTTCCCACGCTTCAAGTTTGCCTTTCGCCGCTGTGCCAGGAAGAGGAAGACCAAGTTTCTCAGCCACCGTGTCTAGGTTTTTCACTGAAGGAGCGAACTCTGCTGAGTGCACTGTCTTGACGTACTTGACGTAGACAGAGTCTTCAATGTTCTTGTTCAGCGCTTTATGTAGGTCAAACTTAACAATCCATGCGATAAGGACTTTGTGATCGAGGTTTTTAATCTCTTCTTCACGCGCTTCTTTGTCTTTCTTGCTCTTGGCTTGAGGGACTTTGGCGCGAATCGAGTTAGCGATGTCCATGTAAGTGTCGTCAGCGATGTCCATCTTTTCGATTTCTGACGCTACGGCATCGGCGCGAGAGATAACTTTAGCGCGATCCATCTTGCCGTACTTGTCTCGTGCAGACGCTTCAAGGAACTTCTTCTCTTCGTTGAAAAACGCTTCTGCTGCTTCTCGGTTTACATTGCTACAGTGCTCTTCGAGAATCTCACGAAGCTCAGACATAGACTCTTCGATATCGCGTTCGTCTTCTTCCTGAATTTCTTTCTGACGTTCCCAGTCGATGTCAGTACCTTGGATAAACGACATCGCTAGACGGTGGTTTACGTAAGGCTCGTTAGATACGTAGAAGTCCATCATATCTTGAAGGTACAGACTGATACGGAACAAATCGTATAAGTGACCTGTTACCGTCGAGTCGTCAAGGCCGTATTTAAGCACCTGGCATGCAGTCAGTTCGCGCATGTTAGTAGCGCCAGCCTGTGCCAAGGTGTCTTCATACGAAGCCTGGTTGTAGCCAAGAAGCGTCTTACTTAACGCTTTCAGACCGTGAGATTCTTTGTTCTCGTCGTCATACGTAGACATGATCGCCGTATCGTGAACAGTGCCGATAGGCATCACGTATCCGTCCAAGTTGGTGAAGGTTAGAACTTCTTCGAACTGAGAGTTGTGCGCGACGCGAATTTTATCTTTAGGGATAGCCTCAAAGAACTTACGAACCACTTTGATTGGCAGGTTGTGGCTGTTCTTGTGGTCGATCGTCAAGTAACAAGTGTATTGCAAGTTGTTACCGAAGTTGAACGACACGCCAGTTACGCCTTGGCCAAGAACATCTACATACGACTTCATGCTGGTGCTGTTTAGAAGTGTGTTGATCCAGTCTTGGTTATCAGTTGCACCTTCGTAGTCGAAGCTGATGTGTGGCGACTGTTCGCAGATTTCACGGAACTCGTCAATATCAGACTCTTCGAAGTTAGAAGCGTCGATTAGCCACTCAACAGGTAAGAACTGCTCTAGGTCTTCTAAGAACTCAGGGCAGTAGTTGTCTTCAAGCAACTTAACGATGCGCGCTCGATTCGGAACACGTTTGAACCAGTCGATCTGAGTAAGCTTTTTATTGAATGGCTTGTAACACAGCTCAGGGTGAAGCTCAGCAACAGTCCAGCAAGTTCGCCATGGACCTGCTTCGTCGTGCAATTTCTTAAGAAGCTTGTGCGCTTTGCTACCGTTTGCGGTCTCTTCGTAATGTTTCACGTAAGAGTCCAGCTTCTTCCAGTCTTTGTCTTCGACAATGCTGATCAGCTCGTCTAGACCGTCGAAATCGAACGTTTCAACCAAGTCAGCCCAAGCTTTGTCGCCCATCTGAGGTACGCCTTTGTATTCGTCAGATGAGTCACCAACGATTGATTTATACAAAGTGAGGTACTTGAATGGGTTTTTAACTTTGCAGTTGTCGCCTTTCATGAACGGTTCGATGAACTTGTGCATGTTCTTAGGCAGATTCTCAACGTCCAAATCTTGTAGGAAGATAGGTTTGTTTTTGAGAATGACCATCGTGTCTTCAGCGGTTAGACGAAGTAAGTCGGCGTCCACTGTGTATACCTGTTTAAGGCCTGGCAGCTTGCAGAAGTGGGCGATGATGTCGTCACCTTCAACGCCTTTAACACGAGCCTGAGTACAACCTAAGTAAGCCAGGATGCGCTTGATTGAGTCGCTAGCTTTGTTCAGCTCTTGGAAAATCTCAGGGTCAGTGACAGTTTCGTCGTTCTTACGTTGATCACGCTTCTCTTTGTACGCAGGAAGCAGTTTAGAACGGTAAGCGTGACCGTCGTCGTGAGCTACTAGGATTTGGCGAGGTGTGAAGCCGTTGTCTAGGATCGGCAGAATGTACGCATCAAGGAAAGCGCGTACTGTGTGTTGTGCCGAGTTGATTTCTTTACCTGTTACGCTGCCGTAAACACAGTCAGGGTCTTGCCCCATGTTGTGCGTGTGTTTTAGCAGTGCTTGGTAATCTAGGATAGCCCACTGGTCAACGTGAACTAGCGGTTGTGATATTGCTGGTTTGAATTTAGACATTTATTAGTTCCTTTCAGGAGTTTGTAAAGAAAAGGCGGCACATTGGCCGCCTCTTGGTCTGAGACCAAAATGTAGAACAAATTACTTAACTAGGCTGATCTTCCATGGGAAGTATTTCGCTTTGCCGTTGTTTGTCTTACGTTGTTTGCCTACTTTGAAGTCCATTACCGCACCACGTAGCGGCTTGTTCTGCATCTTAAGCGTTGCTACTTTGCCAGAGAATGTCTTAATAGACGCTGGCGGTAGACGAAGCATCACTGTCTCGCCTTCGTAGTCTAGCAGTCCTTCAGGAACTTCACCGTCGATGATGTCGTCATGATCTTCTGCGATTGTCGCAACAACTTCTAGGTACTTACGACATTCCATATCGTAGCCTTCGTCTACCCAACGCATTTTAACTTGCTCGACAGTTTTGTCACCGTCTTCAGTTTCTGCTGTTAGGTTCACACCGTCGTATGAATAAACTGCTGGGCTGTCGTCGTTGCCTTCTTGTACGTAAAGGTAAGACGCTGTCGACTGTTGAACAGATGCGCGAATTAGCGTACCAAGTTCGTTATCGTCCGAGTCCATGAACTGACCGCTGTTATCTAGTTTGATAATCGCGAATGAGCCGAAGCCTAGTTCAAGACCACCGAAGCCATCGTCTTCAGCTTGCTGGATAACTTGGCTAGCCGCAACCTGCTTGTTGTCAGCTTTTGCTACTGCAGTAGACTTAGTTTCGCTTACAGCAACTTCAGTCGATTTCACTTCTTTCTTTTCTTCGGCTTTAGGTTTAGGTTTAGATTCCATTTTCTTCTCTTCTACAATTTCAGGTTCAGACACTTCTTCAACTTCTTCTTGCACAGGCTCTTCAGCCGTTTCAGTTTCAGGCTCAGTTGATACTTCTTCAACAGGTTCTTCTGTTTCAGGCTCAGTTGCTACTTCAGTTTCAGTTGACACTTCTTCTTCCTGCGCTTGAGCAATAACTTCGTTAACTTGCTCGGCAGAAACTTCAGCCGTTTCAGTTTCAGATACTTCGTTAGTTTCGACAGTTTCCATTTCTTCAGGAGCAGATGATTTTACTAGACCCATGATAATTTCCTCTTTTCAGGTTAGGTATCAGATAACAATTAACAGTTACAATTTCAGTTTCAGTTGATATCGCGAATCATCAAATCATTCAATCATCGCGGTATGGGTACATATTACTCTCAGCACACAAGGAAGTCAAACCGTGACGTTATTTTCCAAGTAATTCTGCAAGTAATTTGTGTTTATCTTTCACAACCTCATTGTTTTTAAGCTGCTTAGATAAAAGTTGGTTAAGTGACTTATTCGCTACGGTACTGAAGACGCGAGGGATGTGAACGTGCACCCCTTGAGTCTGACCGCCTCGGTGACTTCGTGCGATAGCTTGCTGTAAATCGCCAGGCACGGTAGGCACTTCGTAGAACAATTCGTACGGACTGATTTGCAGGTTTAGACCTGCACCACCAGAACGCCAGTTTAAGAACAGCACTCGGCAACTAGGATCGCGCAAGAACTTGATACGCGCTTCTTCACTGTCTCCGCCTGCGCCGTTAATGACCGCAGGATTCAAGTGTTTGTACTTGTTAACCAAGTAGGCAACGGTGTCTTTGAAGTAGGCGAATACAATCACTTTGTGCTGATAGATGCCGATCTCTTCGAACATGTTCTCTAACCAGTCATCCATAACGTTCTTGATAGGTGTGTCAGAGAACTTGTTAGGGTTAGAGATAAGCTGAAGCGCTACCTGACGCAACTTCGAAGCGTTGGTAGCGTCGATAAACTCTTCTTCCAGCTCCAGTACTCGCTCTGTCATCAATCGTTTGTACAACTCTTTGTGAGCCGTACCAAGACGGATGTCATGCTGATACGGGATCATAGGAGGAAGATCTTTCAACACTTCTTCTTTAGTAACACGGCGGCCGTGAATGTAAAGGTTGTGGTGCAACTCTTCTTCGTTCTGCCAGCCGATAATCTGACGGTAATCGCTTTGGTGGTCGATGATTGCGTGCTTACGTTCAAACGCTTTCTTAGACCCATAAATGTAAGGGGTAAGAAGTCGAATAATGCCGTAAGCGTCGATGAGCTGGTTGTAAACAGGCGTACCCGTTGCCAATACCAATTGAGTCTCACCCTCTGAACTACCTATCCAACGCCACACTCGCTTGTGTGTAGCCGAAGAAGGCTCTTTCAGCTTGTGCGCTTCATCGAATACCAGACAGTTGAATCCTGCCTGTTTAAGTGGGTGGTGACGCTTTGGTTTGACTGCAGGACGAGTGTACTCAGCGCCAGTCTTTGAGTTTTTGATGACTTTGGCTGGGGACGCTTTGATCGGCTGAAGAAACGCGAACATCTCGTAAGACATGATCACGATGTCAGGACGAGACTTAGGATTGTCTATCCAGCCCTGAACAATAGCTTCAGCTTCTTTCTGCTTCTCGTTAAGCAAGAAGATGTCTAGGTGTTGGTCGACGCCACGGTAAGTGTCCACCATGGACTCAGCGAACTGCCCTAGAAGCTTAGGAGGCATAGCGAATACAGTCTTATTGCCAATGGCTGACATGTAGATGCCAAACGCCTGCATAGGAATGGTTTTACCTACACCTGCGTCATTGAACAGGCCTGCACGTTCTTTTCTCAATAAGAAGTTTAAGTCTTTCTTCTGGTGAGGCCACGGCTCCAACGGAACTAACGAGGCCGAAGCCTCGTCATATCGTTTCATTTGAATGCCGTAGAACCAATCAGGAAACTCAAACAACTGGGCGTCACGGAAGTAGTGAGCCAATGTGTACATAAGTTTACTCCTTTGGTCTCAGACCAAGAATCCTTTGCTCAGAAAACTCGTAATAGTCTTTGTCTAGCTCTATGCCTATAAAACTTCTGTCAAGTTTTACCGCAGAAGCGCCAGTAGTTCCTGTTCCCATGAATGGGTCTAAGATCACATCACCGACTTTTGAGAAGTTAGATATCACTCTGTCAGCCAATTCTTCTGGGAACACAGCTCCGTGTTCTTTATGCACTTTTTTGCCACGTTTTATCTGCCAGTGATTAGACAAAGTGCCTCTGTCGAATTGTGCTGTTTTAAACGCTCGGCTTTCAGGATAAGAGTCCTGCAACACAAGAATAAGCTCGAACTGAGAATTCATAACGTTAGCGCCTATGGCTGGCTGAGCGTTAATCTTATCCCAAACAATCACTTCTTTCAGCTTATCGTGAAACTCTCCCATAAGACGGAACAAAGCAGGCTTATTCCCTGTAAGTATTTGAACGTTGTAGAACACTAAGTCAGAAACTCTCAGGCACTCATTGATGACTGACTTGTTAAATTCAAAGTATTTATCCATAGGAAGGTTGTCATCGAACGCTTTGTACTTGGTGCTGATTTCTTTGACTATCTGTCTAGAACAATATTTCCCGTTACGTATTCTAAGGTTCATGTTGTATGGAGGTGAAGTCAATACTAAGTCAACGCTAGAGTCTTCTAACTTTCTCATAGCAGACAAACAGTCTTCATTCATTAGCTTTATCATTTTTAATCCTTACAGGTTAAAGCCCCTAATACGGGGCTAAATACTTTTGGTCTCAGACCAAACTAACAGCCGCTAGCTTTATCTTCAAACTCTTCGTCTGTGTAGAAGAAGTTCGTATTAACGCCAGCTTCTTTAAGTTTGTGAAGGTCTAGTGTCAGTAGGCCGCCAGCGTAGTTGACGAAATACTCTTCCGTCTTGATCGCTGATACGAACTGGTCACATCGACCAAACTTAAGGTTAACGCCAGATGTTCTAGCCTGTTGAGCTATCGCATACCAGACCGCGTCTATCGACAAGATGAGGTGGCAGTCTGTCTTAGTGTATTCCGCGTCACGGACAATGAGTATCTTACTGTCGTTCTCGCGAATCTCAGCGACTGCACTACGCTCAGCCATAGCACCTACGAACTTGATAACGTCAGTGTTAACGTTCACGTTACCAGTGTCAGTGACTTTGTCGTCTAGCAATCGGTTGATGATCACATGACGCGCATGAGCGACTTCAGTAGAAACGTCGATGCCGCGTCCAGCTAGCGAAATCTCGTACAGGTCCAGACCCATAAGAATAATGCGCCAACCGTACTTTTGTCGTCCGTGACAGCGCGCCGCGCGAATAACTTCAGCATAATACTTCAGCTTGTCGCGCACCCAACTTTTCTTAGTCTTAAGCGCTTGGTGGATCATAAGCTTGGCAATGCCGCGAAGTCTTGCGCGTTGTTCGTGTTCAGTTACCCACTCAAAACTATCTACGATCTCCAGCACATCTTTAGGAAGCTCATCGCGAGGGATATGCTCGCCTGTCTGCGTCGTACCGTGAGAAGTCATCGTCATAATGACTTCGATAGAACGTTGGCGAAGTGCGTCATCCTGCTGCGGTTGCTCAGAGATGTATGCTAGTGGGCCAGACATTCGAATCGAGCGAGTAGCAATTGCAGCTTTAGCAGAAGAGCCAGCCACACTGCCTTTACCGATCTCTAGACCGTTCCATACCATCTTCATCGTTTCCAACAATTTAGGGTTAGACCGGAACGCTGGCATATTACACTCGTCTAGCAGGCGTGGTGTTGATGTAGACGTTGCAATGTAACGTTCAATAAATGCGGGACTTGAGTTAGCAGAAGCTGGTTCGCCAGTCTGTCCGTACGTACACCCGGCCAAGTCAGCCATAAGTGACGCGATAGTCGTCTTACCAGTACCAGGTCGACCAGTAACAGCCAACAAAGGGAACTCGTTATTGATGCTGGTGATATGCGGCTTTAACGCTGTAGCCGACATCCAGCCTACCATCGTAGCGCAAACCCAAGCTTCATTAACTTTGAAGATGTCTTTACAGACACGTACGTCGTCTTTGTCGTTTGGGTTCAAGTCTGGTGCTTTATGTATTTCAGGTTGGCCTACTATCTGACTACGTGCGTCTGATTCGTAATGAACCGGAACGCGTACCACGTTACCAGACGCCGTGTAGCCAGGCTCTGTATACACAAGCACCTTAGACATTTTGTCGCCACATGGTATCTCTTTTACGTCTAGACCGATTGTCTGGGTACGGATAGACGTGTCGATATCATTGTGCTTTGACATAATGTGGTGCCTCAAATCTGCAAGGTCATCTTCGCTACAAGTGATTGCAAGGTTGTCGATGCCTGAAAACTGCTTCTTGAACAGTGAGGGACTATCCCAAGCATCCTCTTCTATGATCACTCTAGCGGTCTTTTCTTCGCCGTCACCGGCTTGGTATCTGATCACACACTTTAAAGACTCACGGCGAAAGCCTCGCATCTCTTGGTTGTAGTAGATATCTGCCGATTCTGGTTCAATTAAGAATGTCGTCAACGTTTTGATTGAGCGCGGACCGTACTGCTTTAAATACGCACACCCTTGCTCGAAGATGTTATGGCGGAGGCCATCTTCAGCTTCTCCGTTGTTCCATTCTTCTTTACCCTTTTTCTTGCCTTTGTCTTTGCGTTTGTCCAGTGTGCCGTCACAGATGACACACCCCCCACAACGTTCAACAGAGGAAAGGATGTAAGCCGGGTTACATCCCATCGCTTTATCGTGCTTAGCTCGACGAATTGCACCTTTAAGGTGTTGTCGTCTTGCACGCTCGTTTGTGTACGAAGCACTTCCGTAATGGTTGTGAGACGCCAGACGAGCACTTAGGTCTTCTGCTAAGTCAGTTCCGATCTTGTTGGTTGACTTTAAGTAACCAGCCAGGTTCATCGCCGCTTTGTTGAAGTTAGCGCCTTCTTTAACGTCTTCACCGTCCACCAGTTTCTGGATACAGCCAGGGACTTCACTCAACATCTCCAGTTCAGGAATAGACTCGTAACGGTACGATTCTTTTTCTTCCATCTCTTTCTTAACGACAATGGCAGCTTCTTCAAAAATCGTTGCCATATCTAAGTTGAGTTTTACTTCCTGCTTTTCCAGGTGGCTAAGTAGATCGTGATTTGGTTTTGAAGCAAGTTCTTTGTATGACTCGACTGTCATGCCGTCTAAGTCTGAGCGACGAATAGGCACTTTATATTGGCCGTTATCCTGTCGCTTGACGTTAGGTTGACGCCAAAGTCTGCCTTTGCCGCCTGAGTATACTGACGGGTCTAAACCTTCTACAGCGAAATGGGTAAACGCCATTTTACCATAGATATAGGGGAGCCACTTAACGCCGCTCGCATTGCTGCTGTTGAATACCTTAGCAGGGACCGTGACGTGAAACCCTTTCTTGCCTGATAGGTAGATTACGTAGTCGTAAACTCCCTTCTCTTCCAGCTTTTTTACCAGCTCTATGGTGGAAGCGATTGAGATTTCTAAGTTTTCGTTGTCAATATCGAAATACAAGTCGCCTCGATATTTGAGGCTTTCGTAGTCCAAGTCCGCATTGGTGCTAGAGATAGCCAACATTGAGACCATTTGGACTTCTCTACCAGCTAAAGCTTCGCGTGCATCAGGAGAGTCTTTAAGGCTTTTCCAGCTCTCTCCACGGCCTTCGTCGTCTTTCTCAGTTGATTGTTGGTAAAATAAGTACACGCCTGTACTCCTTGAACTGTGGACTACTTGGCAGACTTAACCTCTAGTTTTTCGATAAGGATGATCTCTTCATCTTCTTCATCTTTAGATAGGCTAAGTTTGTAGTCTTGTTTTTGAATAAGTCCTTTACGGGTCAACCCTGCTACTAGGTTAGAGCGGTGACGGTGCTGACAATTGATTTGGATGCAGTCTTCAGCTTCTGCATTTTCGAGCGTTTCTTTGATTTTTTCGTAGTCGATTCGCTCGTTGTACGACGTAGATTGTTTAACGCGCATATTCCACTCTGGCGAGCCTTTTTTAAGTAGTTTCATGGTATTAACCTCTATTGATTAGATGATTGAATGATAAGGCTACTCCTAAACGAAGTAGCCGTCAATTAAACAAACCTATCAGTAGAAAGTTTTGAGGTTAACTACGAGGTCAGTGGTCGGGCGAGACACACCAACATAGACAAGCTGAGAACGTTCAACGTTATTCTTGTTGTTCATGGCATCACGGAGGTTCAAGAATACACACTTAAACGTCTGGCCCTGGCTCTTGTGTATAGTCAGAGCGTGCGCTGGTCGTGCGTTGACGAACAACTCTTCTTTGAATGCCCAGAACTGCTTCCAAGGACGTTTCTTAGCGTGACATTGGTCAGCAATGAAGCTAAGACGACGCTCGAACTTGCGTTTGCTGTCAGGGTGAAGCAGATGCACCTTAACGACTTGACCATTAGCGCGTTCTAACTCTGCACGAAAAGCTTTATATGTGCGTCGTACGTCGTCAGTGGCGTCTTGGTCTGTGTAGTCAACGTAATCAACCACTTCAAGAGACTTGACGGTAACTTCTTCGTCAGTATCTAAGATAGGCTCATCGTTCTCACCGCGCACAGGCGTAAGAACACAGATGCGTTCACCAACCACATACGCTTCACACCCTTTGCCATAGATACGACTTCGGATGATGCGGTTCATGCGATCAACTTCTTTGTTAGTCCATGCCAGCGCTCGAACCGTATTAGGGTCGTTGCGATACTCTTCAGTGTCGAACTGATCTAGCATAGCGTCATCGAAATCTTTACCTGTTAACAGGTGAACACCTGACTGGTCTTCGCCTTCTACGTGAGTCTCGAACTTGTGAGAAATCTCTTTAGTCAGCTTGCCTTTAAGGCGAGCAAGGGTGATGTCACGCACTGCACGCTTAACTTGAAGCAGTGGGCCGTTGCCTGAGCGCATGTCTTCTGTCAGCTCAATCACTTCACCAAACTCAAGTAACTGAGTCATGGTTTCGTTAACTGGCGGAAGCTGGCACTTGTCCATCATCACAATGATCTTGACGTATGGGTTCTCTTCCAGTTTGTCGCGGATCTTGTTACACAGAACGTACCCGGCCATAGAGCCTTCATCAAGAATGACGGTCTTGAATCGATCAAGCATACCGTCGTGCGCAGAGAAGGTGGTTTTCTCTTCACCGTCAGCACCTACCACGATACCTAACAACTTGTAGATGGTCATAGTAGGGATGAAGCGACCAACATCCTTAGCAAAGTTACCAAGTACCCCAGTGGCTTTGTTTGTCGGTGCAGTCAGACACACAGGCTTAAGTTGGTCAAAGTTCTTGCCTACGAAATCAGCGGTACTGTGAGTTTTACCAGAACCGCCAGGGCCAACAACAATGATAACTTGACGGTTTGGGTCAGCCATAAACTCGCGTAAACGTTGTTCAGCGTGAAGTTGGCCTTGATTAAGTTTGAAAGTCATAAGTCCTCTACGGGTATCGTTGGTTGTTATTTGTCTAACTTTTTGGTTTCTTCTTCAAGAAGTTTGCGCTCTGCTTCTTCGTTACGGACTAGAGCCATTTCTTCAGAGAAGCCGTCAGGGAAGCGTTCAGCAAGTTTTTTGATGTTGATCATCATTGTTTCTTCTTGCGTACAGATGACAGACTTACGCGCTAGCTGCATGAACCACTCTAGATCGCCGATCTCTTCTACCGCGTTAGTGCGGTCAATTGGGTGACCAGAGTTAAGACGATCCATGTACATCTGAAGCAGCTCACCGCCTTCTGAGATGATGCCTAGGATTGCGTGAAGCAGTTCTAGCTCGCTAGGCTTAAGTTTGCGCTGCGGTGCTGGGAAAGCACTGTAATTGAAATCTCGAAGCTTAGCGCCGTAGACCAAAGAGGATTTAAGACGATCAGCTTTGAAACAAGCGTCCATGATTTGAGGGTAAGCCGTGTTCAGCGCTTGCCACAGTTTTTTAGGCATTTCCATCTCTGCGCCAGGCTTGTTAGTGCGCATAGCAAGCTCTGGGTAAGTAAATGGCAGATCATCAAGTTTCGCTTCTAGTACAGTGCCAGCGAAAGGGTTGTTGGGTGTAGACTTTTTCATCGTAATGATTCCTTTAGGTTTTTCAAAAGCTTAGCAGTCTCTTCGTCATATGACTGAAACGACAGACGCACTTCGCCGTATCGTTTGCTGATAGATGCTACCAGAATTTCGACCGTACCGATAAGTAAACGGTCACCAAGACCAACAACAACAGAATCCAGAGACTCTAAGTCTTTCCAGTTGTCTTCGTTGTGGTCGAAGATACAGTGCTCATCACCTTTTAGGATTTGAGCTGAGATAGTCGCTTTCAGCATAGGCTGACCGACTTCGTGAACAGTCAATAGGGTGAGGCCGCCAAGCCTCACCTCATCACCGCCCTTCAGATTTAAGATCAATCTTTGCGGTTTATTCATAATTACCAACGTGCCTTATATGGTCGTGAGTCTAAGTGTACGAAGCCAGATTTTGAGTACAAGGCGATGCCGTACTTGCCAGGGTATTTTTCGATGTAGTACTCATACAATTCTTTGGGTGTGATCTGAGTGATCTTGTGGTCCAAAGCGCAGAACAACTTATGGTAGCTACCTTTAGTCGCGCCTACGCCACCTTCAGATTTAGGTTTGTCATTGTAAGGCTGGCAGCGACAGCCGCTGTTAATGATTAGCGTAACCTTGTTCAGCCCTAGCTTCTTAGCGAAGTGGTCGCAAGCTTCCTGCACTACCTGGATGGTTTCCCAATCCATAGTTTGCGCGTTACATGGGCCAAATCGGCCATCGCACTTACATGCCACCTCGTGCCTACTAATATTCTTGGTTAGGTCACCCATGGGTGAGTCTCCTTCTTTTTTGGGGGTTAATGAGATTGATTCACCTGTTTTAACTCCATAAGACACTCTGGGCAAGTAACTTCGTCAAGAACATAAGTAACTTCTTCACCTTTTCCACGTTGTCCACAATAAGGTCTGTCATTGATTTTTGTCATCATTCCAGACGGGTTTATCGCGTAAGAGCAGAAGTGCTTTCGTACTATCTGTCCGGTGGGTGAGGCTTGGTCTGGGACCAAAAAGTTTCGTCTTGGGATGTGCTTACCTTCCAAACTGGTACACACCTCATCTAAGCCATGGACTAGCTGTACGCCGTAAGGGGTAATGCAGCCTTTTCCGCCATGTACAACCCAAAGGTCGTACGGTACGTAAATTGTCGTGCTGGCGTCTATCGCACCTAAGTCTTTACAGCCTACGACCAAGCCTAAAATATACTCAAGGTGTTGGTTTTGAGCTTGGTCGTTTACGTTCCTGGCCTCGACATCGAAGTGGTATGCGTCGAGTATCTTCATGCTAAGTCCTTACAGGTTTTGATTTTATTCGGTTAGATGTTTCTCTAACAACTTCAAGATAGGAGCATTGTACAGGCTCTCTGAGATTTCCACAAACGAGACAGGTGGGTCATAGGGTAAGTCGTTGTACTCAATGACTTTTACCATGATGATACCTTCAACAAGTTTAATCTCAGGAGAAGGTTCTCCGTGCAGGTGTGTTTGTGGTTTAAACTCAAGACAATCCAACACAACTTCTGACAAAGAGATCGACACAGCGCTCTTACATACCGCGACAATCTCAGCGTCAGTAGGTTCTAGCCCTAAGAAGTCGTTACCTGATCGGTTGATACGGCCAGGAGAAAATCGGTCTTCATCGAAGTCTGACATCAACTCTTTCAGAAGGTATTTTGGCGTTCCGTCTGGGTTAAAAACGAAGCCTACCAACCCGAATTGTTCTCGAAGACTGCTCAGAATAGCTTCGCGCTCGTTGTTAAGTTCGTTGAATCGAGTAATGATCTCGTGAGAGATGAAACGACTTTTAAACATGAAGTATCTATTTTGCATTTTTCTTACCTCGGCGCATTTCGTCAGGCTTGAACAGATAACCAATAGCCGCGTCACCGTAGTGGTTCTTCTCGAAGACAAACCAAGCAAAGTGTTTAGCTGTGTTGTCCTTTGACAGAGATTCATCGCCTTTGGTCAAACATTTAACGCGATCAGCAAACGACCATACGCGAACAAGACATTCAGTATCCATCAGCCACTTAGCACGGTAAGGTGTTTCAAGAAATTGCATAGGCATAAAGAAACACACCTTCTTCACGTTAGGCATAGACAGCGCATGCTTCAGCATAGAGAAGTGCGTCCCTACACGGTCAAACGGTGGGTTGGTGATGACACAGTCTGCACCGATGTCGTTAGACATCAGGAAGTCAATGTCAGGCGTACCAAACTCATAGCCGTGATCGTGCAGGTCAGTAGAGGCGATTGTCTTGCCTGGCGTCCAACGGTTCTCAATATTGTGAATGATGACGTTAGAGATGTGTCCCATGCCGCAACAAGGCTCCCAGAAAGACATACAACCGTCTAATTCGCCAGTATCTATAAGCGCTTGAGTTGCCCATTCCGGTGTTGTGTACAAATTGATTTTGTCGTCCTTCGCAGAACGTTTCATAGAGGCAGTAGCCATTGTTCAGTCCTTATAGGTTTTGGTCTCAGACCAAGTTAGTTGATTAAGGTAGTTGTCTGTTGACTTTTGTATTCTAGCAAGCAAATAGAAGGGCGTCTAATGAGACGCCCTTTATATTAAAGGTCGACTCCGGGTATTTGTACTCCAGCACGAGCTTTATTCTTTGTGTAACCGTAAGAGGTAGAGAGTTCTAAATATTTTCCATCAGAAATAATACCTAGAGAGGCTTGCCCGCTATTACTGATCTGATAGATGAGGTTTGCACTATACGGAGCTGACCCTGCGTTGTAGTCAGATATGATTCCGTTTTCTATGGTAAAATCCAGCAACGTATGTTTCTTTGTAGCGTCAAACACTCCTAAAACCCCATCATATGCGTTTAATACTGGCTTATTTTTAGATGGTTTTGTGACATTAGCTCTAGTGGTGAACGTTACAGTCTTAGCGCCGTCAGGTAGCGTCACCTTGCCGTCAGTCACTTGTAGGGTTGTACGTACTGACCCAACGATACACTCTACTGTATCATCCAGACACTCTCTAGGCAGCGTAACTAGTCCAGACAGATCTGTAGTGTATGTAAATGTAAACTCGCCAGAAACAGTGGTTGAGTTGTAAAGTTCTTCTCCTCTGTAGGAACCATTGACATATTTAATTGCTATCTTAGATGCCTCCTCTCTACTTCCCATGTCTTCGGCAGATCGACGACAGTCAACTACCCCTCCTTGACCAGAAGGGTAAATAACTTCATACGATTTATTACTAGGGTGACCAGATGATCCGCTCTCAATGCTACCTACCCAGACTTTACCTCCAACAGTTCGAATGAATCCGTCTTCCAATGAATCGGAAGGGTTGAACTTAAAACAACTGGCAGTAGAGTTTATGTAGTTGTGAGCGTAGTACGGTTTAGACCAAGTTCCTCCGGCCATGAATGTAGACACACCTTCAGGGTTGTATGTTGGGTGGAAAGCACCTTGGTTAAGTCTAGGGACTGACCCGCACACTAGGAAGTAGTTACCTTTACCGTCTTCAAACACACCTTGTTCGGAAGACTTAACGAACGGTAGCCCAGCTTTTGACAGCACAGGTCTGTTGTCATCGAATAAAAAGTCGCCTTTAGCAGGATTAATATTCTTCCAGTCTCCGTTACCTGGGCCAGCAATAGTTATTTGCTGAACATCAAACTGGTAGATAGTGTCACCTTCTACCCAAACATTGTTGTCGGGGTTGTTAACTAATCGGATCCTTTGCTCGGTGTCTGCGTTCAATAGATTAACCCCTTTACCTACAGAAGTGTCACCATCGAATACCGGGTTATTGTCTCCTACAACGGTATCTATACCGTCAATGGATGTAGCTTGTGATTGGTTACACCCGCATAGGTACAGAAACGGTTTGGATTGGTTTATTTCTCGTTTGCCGAACTCAAACCCATACACATCAACTCGATTGGTAACAACCTCTACACTAGGGTCAGCGTCCGCCGATAAGAAAGCGGCTGATTGGTCGGCGTGTGTTACTGACTCTCCCGTTGACTTATTGTAAGTAACCGTACCGTCCGGTGATTTTGGGAATTTAACCCTCGCGCCTGTAATAGAAGGTCGATCGTTAACGCCTAAAATCTTAACCACGAAACCTGCAACGGCTACGACAGGGTAAGCTGTCTTTGAAGAACCTCCTTGCTGACTAGTGACGACACGACCCATTAGCAGCATATCTGGTGCGTCGATACGACAATTCAAACCCTCGTTAATGGTAGGGAACAAGCTGGCTACAATGTTCTTGCCGTAATTGATAAACCCTGAAGCGGCAAACTGTTCATGTGCTAGAGTTTGCACTGCGGTAACGGCAGACTTCGAGGAAAATACTGCTACATCAGGAAGCCACCCTTCGCGAATCTTACCTTTTTCGTCTGCTAACGGGATCTTACCTGGCTCCGGATCGACGGTTGCAGTACCGCCAGTAACGATAGCTGCTGCTTCATCTCGATACTTTTTGGTAAGCGCAACCGCTTCGCCAACTTCATCGATTACATTGACGTTAGCTAAACCCATCGAAGCTGCAATTTGATACTGCACTGGAGTCAATTCTTCGGCAGTTACCACGTCACTGTAATTAGGCGTGCCAGGATCGAGACTGAAGTAGACGTTTACAGTCTGATCCGCGGCAGGGGTAGGCGCGCCAGGATTAGACCCAGTGTTCATAAGCGAAACTGGCTGAGTGACATCTTTAGAGATTGAAATAGAGCCGTCGATAATGGTAGACACGTATATTTCAGATGGGCCTTGCCAACTGAACTGAATGTCGTAAATACCTGAGAACGAGTTAACAGGGGATTCTGTTATTGCTCTGGTCTCGTCTCCGGTAAGGTGGATTCTAAAGTGCCCCTTTGACGCGTCAACGACTTTAGGCTTTAGGTCAAACCACAAAGCTCCGTCAATCTCTCTTCTTGCCTGAGCGTCGATAGTGACAGCAGAAATGTCTGTCGTTCCGTCGGTATCGGTAAAGAAGAAGTCCACCATATAGGTGTCGCCGCGCTTCACTGTTGAGAGGTTAATACTGGCAGGTTTAGCCATGATTTTCTCCTGGAAGAATGATTGGACTTAGGTAGAACTTTAACACTTGAGTCAGTTAACGTGAACTTTTTAAAAGTAGATCGGCCGTGCTCGTACATTTCTCTCTCTACTCTGAATAAGTCTAACGGCTTGGCTCCGTTCTTTCTAAGAATTCGCACGATTGTGCCGTACTTGAAGGTCTTAGGGCTGCTGTGCAGTCCAGCTATGGTAATGCGTTCAAACATAACAACTCCAGCCCTGCTAGGGCCAAACAATTGTACTCCATTAGGTATATTTAAGACAAAAAGAACCCGGCATAAAGCCGGGTAAAGTAAAAGCCGCAGTGTCTTGCTTCAAAACAAGCGAAATACAAGGAGTCCTGTCAGTAGGACGAGGTAATACTAACAATAAACATAGTGAAATACAACCCTGTCATCACGCTTGCTATGAGATTAACTGTCGTTGCTACTTTCATTCTTCGCCACCTTGTGTCCAGCCCACTTCCAAGGCGTAGAGTTGAAGTGGTGCTCAGGCTCTTCGTGGCTCAAGACTAGCGTAGTCATACGTTTACCAACAACCCAGCCAAGATAGAACATGAAGTTGATCTCGAAGTCTTCAGTCAGCTTCACTTTATCTTCTTTGAAGACAGCCTTCACTTTGTCTACAAATTCAGGGTTGATGTTGTTAACTTTCCAGCCTTTTTCGTCAGCTTCGATGTGTTCAGGCAGAATTTTTGATAACTCGGCCATGCCTTTAACCATGTCAGCTTGAGAGCCAATTTGTAAAGCTACAACTAACGTGTAGCGATGCGGAAGTTCAGTAGCCATTTGCAATCTCCGGTATGCGATTAGTCAATCATTTATACCATTAAACTTGGTCTTAGACCAAACATCAAGTTTGCAGCTACTGAACCCCATCCCCGATCTCATAGGTGCAAACTCTGTACCATTATTTATTGAGTGCACCAATGTGGTGTAGGTGGAGCGTTAGAAGCACGCCACGGCAGAAGTCGTCGTTCTGCCCTACACACAAGGTTCTTGCTGCCTGAGAGTAGTTGCCAATGGCGTCTCGCATGCAGTTACCTATTAAGTTTTCAGACAAATTGTACTTTGGATCGATCTCTCGAATCACGTCGATAACCATTTCGACGTCTGGCGATAGTATGGTCATAGTCCTTCTCCTTGTATGTCGGCGGTGACGTCTACGGTTGGTGTTGTGGTCGCTTCTGCTTGTACGGTTTCGGATATAGCTCCGTCACTTGCATTTTGCGAAGCGTAATCAGTGTCTATTTGCAAATTAATCGTGCAGCCAGTAAGCACTAGTAAGCTAATCAATAAGTTCGTTACATTCATACTTACTCATCCCTAGTTTATTACAAGAATCCAGCATCTTAATTATATGCGACTGTTCTTTAATAGTTAGGAGTCTTTCTCTGTCTGCCAAATCAAACTCCATTTTTCTGATCTTGAGCCTTACAGCTTCGTCGCACTTACCTGAAAGTAGGGGTATTGTTAGACCCACTCCTATGTGATTTTGGGTTGTCTTACTTCCCCTTGTAACCTGACTTGTGCCGCCTACCAGACCTAACGTTGGTACTGGGCATCTTACATCCTCTATCAGGTAAGAGCTTGATTCGTTAATTACAGTCTGGTTGTTTATGTTGGCACCTGAGCTGTAAGAAGATGATTCGCTATTGCTTACCGACTCTGCTGAAGCAAAGAAAGGCAACAATAGCAATATGGTTGCCCTTTTCATGGTGTCACCTACTTAACGTAAGACTCTGAATACGTGTAAGACTCGGTATACGCAGAGGTGTTAGTTCCGCTTAACGAGTCGGTGGACGTGCTAGAGTTGCTGTAAGCACCGTTAGAGTCAGAGTAAGTCTCTGTAAAAGTGTTGACCACAGTACCTGTTGTGGTCCCATTTACGGCTGTGGCGTTACTGCCTGTATTAGATAAAGACCCAACAACTAGGCCGCCAGAATGCACTTCACTACGTGTGGATGAGAACGCACCTGTTACCGTAGTTGTTGTATCGGTAAGCATATTCTCCGTGGCGGTGTTTGTGCTTGAAACGCCATTCTGAGTGGCGGATTCAGACGAGGCACCCACAGTTACCTTGTTTGAGTTCATCGCCGAAGTTAGTGTGCCGTTAGTTGTCGAGTTATACACCGCAGTGGTTGCTGAAAGGCCTAACGAACTAAACGCACACAAGATCATCGTTAATAAATATTTCATGGCTGTTCCTCCTATTGGTTAGCCTCGATAAAACAAGCAATGCGCATACCAATAATTTTGTTTAATGCAAATAGAGGCTTGCACAACGGCAAACCTCTATTTGCATTTTGAGAAGCATTTTGGTGTTAAGGGGCTAAAGCTTTCTCTGTGACGTAAGTGATACACAGGGGCTTAGACTCCTGTGTTGTCTGCGTGTATGCGCCGTCTACGCTGTCAGACTTAGACCTAGCATAGATGTAATCCCCCGGCTCCATATTAATCGTCACTTCGTTGGTGGTGAAGTAGTCCACGCCGGGACGTTTAGACTCTACCGTGAAAGTCGTTCTACTGTTAGGGACTTCTGAGACACTGCCGTCGCCTGCTTTGTACAGCATCAGCCAAAATTCTGTAGTAGAGGCAGACATCTGTTCATTGTACAGTTGCCACTTCTGACTGACGGTGACGTCTATTTCGTTGTCAGCCACCAAAGCTCCTTCTCCTCCTTTAGCGCCGCTTCCAGAGACAATGTTCTTAGTCTTATCTAAATGCATGAACTTCAACTTAGACTCAGGTATGCCTAGAGGCATTGGGTTACCTGCATCATCGTTATTTATCGTGTATCGCAGACTAGCGTACCCTTGAGTGTCTTGCACAAGCTTCACCGTCTCTGTCATGAAGTCTAGGTGCTGTAGCCCAGTGATACGGATAGGATTTATCGTGTAGTCATCGTGAGGATTGGCTGCGTCTACGTGAAATGCCTTCAAGTTGAAGCTTATAGGCGACTGCGCTGACACAGGGTACACAGCTATTACGACGTAGTCAGCATCTTTTGGTACGGTGGCCGATTCCTGTGCAGTATGCAGACCGGACACAGCGTCTTCAGGGATGAACCCTGAGTGCCACTCTGACCAACCTTTGTTCAGTACGATAGATCCTTGGTCTCTTCTGTCAAATATGTTGGGTACAGATCCCATATCCCCTTTGTACGAGAAGAACCCAATCTTCCAGCCTGAATCCTTGTCTTGAAGGGACAACTCTACCTCTAAACCTTCACCCGCTAACACCCTTGACAGATCTGAAGGTATCTCTAAACCTAGATAGAAATCGCATACGTTACCGTTGTAGTCGTTAACTTTAATCATGCCTTGCTCTACGCTGTACATGAGGTCGGTAATAGCGTGCATCTGTATTCCAGCTACAGTGCTGGCCTTCTCACCTGCGTCAACCTTCACTGCTGGCTCTTGCATAGAAGTTAGGTAGTTTATGCTGGCTAAGTATGTCCCTACATAGTAGCTATCAACTCTAACGCTAAACCCTGTATCAATTTCTGCACGAATAAGAGCTTCGCTTGAACTACCTGTAGTGCGCAACTCTTGAATACACAGTCCGCTAGGCCCGTCAGTATAGTCAAGCACCTTCACATACTCGTCGAAGTTGTCCACTATAACTAGCTGGTATTCCGTAACGCCTTTTGCAGCTATAACCTGAGTAAACATCAAAGGCTCATGTTTAGGCGTTAGAACGTCACCAGCTTTGTAATTGTGTCTTACTGCCATAGCATGACCATCGATATCTTCAGCTATGGAATGGTCATCTTTCTTGACGAAACGAAGTTCTACGTAGCCGTCATCAGGTGCAACACCCTCCAGATACACGAATGGCCAAACTAAAAATTTACTGCCTCCGCTGACGTTAGGATCGTCTAGCGGATTGGTGTCTTGTAGACCTATTGCTTTATTGGCCCTATCTATCTGCAGGAACCCTTCAGGGCTGACCTTAAGCAGTTCAGGCCAAATAGCCCCTTTGCGCGAGAAGTTTCCATCTTTCATCTTGCCGTAAACAAGTTCAGGGTATTGGACGTAGGACAAAAATCCAGGAGTCTTCCTAAGCTCGAAAGTGTCCGGCTTTACCCCTATCTCTACCCCAGTTGCGGGTCCGCCCTGCTTGTCTCTTAGGGCGTTAAGCTCTAGGTATGGACCTACTAAAACTCGCTTAATGTTGTCATACTGCGCGTAGTTTACGCGCTCTTCAAAGGTGACGCCTCCTCCAGCTCCACCAGAAACTTTTAGCGTGAAGCCGTCTTTCTCATTACCTTCCAAAGTGATTCCGCTTAACGCCAACATCTGAATGCCTGTGGTACTGCTTCCGTCAGCGTTGACGAACGTCATACCGTCGAAACCTTCAGCACTCATCTCAACCCAATCACCGTCGCTGCCGTCTGTCTGTGTACCGTTCCAACGATATACAGAAAACTGATCGCCAGTGTCAGCAGGGACAATGGCGACAGAGCCAAACAGCCGAGATTTGAACTTGACCTTAAATCCCTGCATCTCGGCTTCCGTGTTAAACAGCTTCAACCCGCCCTGCTGCTCATTGTTGAAGTGTACAGCCAGCGGAGTATCTGGGCTACCAGCAGCCACTGGTGCAGTAATTTCTGTAATGCCTGTACGTTGAGTCATCTTATACACTCCACTTAATGCTGAAAGAGATATGGTCGTCTGCTAGAGGCGTAGGACTTAAAAACACAGTCCACTGTTCGCCTTTAACACTAATGTCTTGGCTTCCCCACTGCGCAGGCATGCCGTTGTTAGCTACTACACCGACTACTTTAGACTTCATAGATGCTGGAACAGCTATCCACACATGCTTAGGGTTTTGGTCAAGATGGTTGACTACTAGATTTTGGTGAGGAGCAAACTCGCCGACTTCGCCAGTGAAGTCGGCCGGATAGCCGTCTGATGTACCGTAGTGCACTTTTACGGTTGACGGGTGAGGTTGAGTTCCGCCACCGCTGCCCTTTGTGTAACCAAGTTGAGTCATGATTTTATCTAGCGTCGATTGAGTAGTAGGGTTAGCAAGCCATTGGTTGTCTATGTCTACTATCTGATTTTTGGTGTGAAGTTGCCCTGTCATGGTGGCGGCCACTCGATGGATCACATCGTCTAAGCTAGAGGGTATGTAACCCGTGGCCGCCGTAATCCAGTCATTGCCGTGTTTAACCCACATATGGAATTGGAGAGGTCCGACTATGGCGTTAGAGGCGTTGTCTAGTGCTATACCAGGGTAAGAGTTTACGTTGATTGGTGCTGTGTCGTTTTCGTTATTTATGAACAGAACTGTGCCGTCATTGCCTAAGCTCTGTTCATCAGGGATATACATAGTCTGAGGACCGTTACTGTTGTGCAGGTTGATGAAGTAAGCAGACTTTAGATCTGCAGGGTAACTGGTCGGAGGCGTCTGTCCTCGGTAACTATATACCCCAGTTAGGCTGTCTACGTGGTGAGTCAAGTCTCCCAAGCTTTTCTTGAGCGCGACTATGTCTTTGCCGTCCTGCGCCATGACAAGCTCGGTACGCTCTATCTCTGATTTTAATTGTGTTGGGTCAATATCAGACCCTGGAGTGAACGAAACCGTGTGTTTGGCTCCGTCTCCGTGCGTAAACGTAAGCGTGTTTCCTGTCTGAGATACGGAGATTATTGCCCTGTCGTCCGTGTCTCCTTTAGCGCTTACGCCTGTATCGGTATTGCCAATGAACCAGTGACCGTTCGACCCTATTCGTGGAGTGATGCCGTCATGGCCTGGAGGCCCAGGCTGTCCTCTTCCTGCTGGCGCTGTACCGCCTCTTCCCTTACCTACTGGTGGGTATCCCATGGTCAGTACCTCTCTACGCAAGCTTTAAAGTAAGGAGCTGAAGCAACATCTACGCCAAGAAACTCAAGACGCAGGTCTGCGGTAGGCCCTTGGGCTGAAGTGAGCGTGAAGGTTGGGTCATACATACTGGCAAGACTGATACTGCCACCAACGTCCAGGTTATAGAAGTTTGAGCCGTCTGGGCTGGTTTGAATTTCTATCGTCCCGGCGGAAGGTCTGACTTCTTGAGTCATCGCTTCGTCAGAAAAGAATTGGATGTGGAAATAGAGCTCGTTGTAGGCTGTCGACATTTTGCCGTCTACTGAGTAGACTTTGCCTATCTTCGTTTCGCCTGATATGACGTAACGTCGCGGAAATTCTGACATAACATGCTTCCCCCCTAGCTGTTAAGAATCTCCTGTTAAGTTTGGTATGAAATTGCAGAAATGCAAAAGGCCGATCACATGATCGGCCTTTATAGTTTAGATTATTTTTAGGTTTACAGCGTTAATCAGGCGTCGAGTCATTTCACAGTCAGCGGCAGCTCGGTGAGCTTTAAGGTCTGACGCGTTTACATCTTGCTGTTCGCAGGCTTTTGATAGGCCCTGCCAGCGGCCTGACCCATAAAACTTTGAGTACCACTTCATAGCGCAAACCGGACGAATGAAGTGAACCAAGTTTTTGACAGGGTAATCGAAGTCGCTTAGAGACTGTTCAATCAGTCGGTAGTCGTAATCTGAGTTATAAATCACAGTTACCTTACCTTCGAACAGACCCTTTATTTCGTCCCAGACTTTATCAAAAGTAGGCGCGTCGGATACTTCTGCGTCAGTTATACCGTGAACTTTCCCTGCATGGTACGGTATTTTGCACATAGGGTTTACCAGAGACTCATACAGAACTTTACCCGTTGCACCACATATTAGCGCGATCTCTACAATACGGGCTTTTGAATCTAACCCGGTTGTTTCCGTGTCTAGTATGATAGAGTCACTTAGATCAATCTTATTAATTTTCATTGCTTTCACCTTTTTGGTCTGAAACCAAAATCTCACGACCACCATTCTGCTTAGGCTCAGAAACAATCCAGCATTTCTCAAGCGCTTCCATGATGCGGTAAGCCTGGTTGTAGCCGATCTTGAACTGACGTTGAAGACCTGTAACCGTAGCGCGATTAGACTTAACAACGTAATCACGAGCTTCTTCTAGAAGTTCGATGTGAGTACACATCTCTTCGAAGTCAGCTTTACCGTCTTTCTGTTCTGCTTCTTTAGGGAAGCCGCCGAAAGAGTCGAACATCTCAACCAAGAACACACGAAGCTCACCACAAGCCAGAGCGAAGTCAGCGTCGAATCGAGCTAGTTGCTCTTCGCGAGGGATGTCGTCGTTTTGGTCTTTAAGCTCGTCCGCCCACTTGATCTTAGACACGACAAACGCGTCAGACATCAAGTACTTCATACGACCTTGCCAGTCAAATGCACACTTAGTCGCAACTTTGCCCGCTTCAAGGTGTTGTTTCACTTCTTCGGATGCTAGGTCTTGGTGTGCAAGCTTAGCGGTACCACCATCAGAAGTGACTGATTTAAGTACAACTTCGTCAAGCATACTGAATCGAGCAGGGGAAGCGCCTTCTTTAATCCAGCCAGTGACCAACGTTTCGAATGCGCTAGCGCCAATCGCAGGAACAACCGGAAGCGAGCCCATTGTTTTGCGTAGAAGAGAGAGGACTTCTTCTGCTTTTGTGTGGCTTGAAACGTCAACCAAGATCATGTTTAGCGAAGTTAAGATCAGTACGTTAGCGTAAGAGTCGCGAGTAAACGCTTGAGGCAACATATCTTGGATGATTTCATCTTTGATATTGTCTTTCTCTTTTTTCTTAAGTGGACGGCCTTCCACTTCTTCGATCTTCTTAACTTTTTCGTTAAGTTTCTGGTTGATAGTGTCGCTAGGCATCAACTTGATCTGCTTCTTAGCAGTAAGAAGGATGTTGCCGTCAGCGGAGTGAACAAAAGCGTCACCGCCTAGTGCGCCAGTAGGTTCTACCCAGCCAAACTTTTGTTTGTCTTGAGAGCCACAAGGGACAAACATGAACTCTTTAAGTTGCTGTTCAAGTTGGGTTAGATTTAGCTCTAGTTCACGAGAGAAGCGGTATGCGATGAATTGTTTTAGAAACATGGTATTTCCTTTTTAGTTGATAAGGTTTGTTATTCTGCCAAGTAAACGATCACGTTATCAGGCAGGCACTCTAGTAACGGCATGACTTTTTCTACGGACATGCCTCCGTTATTTACACCTGGGCAAGGCAGGTGGAAAACTCGATCACACTCAGTTTCCGCCTTTTCTTTCAGGGCTGCGATTGAGTTTTTTAACAAGTACAGCGGAGTCTTGTGCTTCCAGTTAATCTTTGTCTGGAAGGCCATGACAGTACCCCGATCTACGTGAACTTCGTGTAGGTTGAATTCGGAAAGGTGCTCAATCTGGTCACCTAGCTCGTTAGAGACGAACGGGAACGCATCTTTGCATGCTAGGGCGTTCCCTGCTCCCATTACTAGGTTACCGCGTCGATCAATTGTAGAGTTTGCCGTAAAAATAAGGCACTCAAGCTCGTTAATTGTTCGTTCGTAGTTAAGTAATTCACGGACTAATTTCATATCTAGTTGCCTGTAAGGTTGTGATAAATAAAGTTAATCTCTTTAGCCTGATGAGTCTCTAAATCAGACTCGTCTAGGTCAAACTGAGTAACAAATGTTGATTTAGCGTCAGTATTATCTAACGCGCCGAACACCAAGAAAAGTTTGACGCCAGTATCTACGGCATAGACTTTCTCATACTTGAAGCCGTGCTTGTTTTCTTGCGTGTGCAGACCCAAAGTGTCGAAGTGTACGTCAGCATTGAAGATGTTCTCAATGTCGTAGTCTTTTCCGTAAACCTGATGGCCGATAGCGTCGACAACCGATTTAAGCGCAATACGAAGCGCATGGCGAGCCAGCGTTCGACTGTTTACCATATGCGACTTGATACCAAAGCTGTCAACAATGAACTTGATCTCTTTTCGTACAGCGTGGTCGAGAATGAAGCGTTCTTCAGATCGAGGCGTCTTCTCCAACAGCACTTCTTTCACTTCTGGTTGTTCGTTGTAACACTTCAGAATGGTTTCCCAATCAAGGTCTTGCTGCATGCTTAGCAGGTACATGAACGACTCAGTGGTTTTGATGTTCGGCAAGTTCTTGCGCTTGTCTGAAGCGTAGAGTTTGTATGTGGCCAGCGTGTCTTGACGAACGTAGGTCATGCCGCTCACTTCACCTTTAACACTTGCCATCACTGATTCTACCAACGGCATGTCGTACACGTCGGCTAGGTACGCGCGAGTAATAGTGACGGTGTCGCCGTTAGGCCATTGAAGCGTAAAGCGTACGATGTCAGTAGTATCCCAATCAAGCGCCGTATCATACACGTCTTGATAGGTGTCTACGTCGACTGACGCGTACTTATCTTTCTCCGTCAGCATAAGGTTAACAAATGGGTGAACCTCATTTTTTCGACAAGTGGTTACGCGCACGTCTAGGTCTGGAGTTTCCTGATCTGCGCGCATTTCTACGATATTGTGAACGACTTTATTTTTCATTTTCAGTCCCAGTTAGGTAGTGAACCATAGACATCTTTGCAAACGCCTCACTAGACTTGTGTGCGTACAAAGCTTCGTTTTGTTTGGCTTCAGAGTGAAGTTTAACCCATTTAGCCTCTTCTTTGATTAGTGCTTCAAGAAGCGCTTTATCAGACATTTCCTGAACTACTTTGCTGATAACTTCAGCCTTGCGAAACTCAATATACGCCAAAAGATAGTCTTCGGTAATCAGATGCGCCTTTTCTTTGAAGAAAGGCATCATAACGGTAACGAAGAAGTTGTTAAGGTCAGAGAAGGCGTTCTCTGAGAATAGATAGACCTTAGAGTCAGGCTTGCCGTCGTTGTTCTTGACGGTCGGGAATAACAAACCAGATTTAGCCAGTCGGCTACAGTCACGGTAAACTTGCTGGTGTGACCAGAAGTCAGAAAGCGACTTGTGAATGTCGTAACCAGTGATGCCTTTGGCGCCAGCAGATTTAACAGCAACGATGATGTGAAGAGATAGCGCAGAAGTTGGGCTGATAGTATTCATAGTGAGTCCTTATTGGGTTTGTTGGTAAATTTGCTTTTGGTCTGAGACCAAGCTCCGGCCGCTTTGTTCCCCCTACAATAGCCACCGGGCAGACTGAGCCGTAATGTAGTCAATGCGACAGCTCAGCCCCCTTAGCCTCAGACAAAAACAAACTCTGAGTGTTGTCAGTTTACAGTAACGTAGGGTCAGCGCAATTTTGACGCTGACCCAGTTGGTTATTTACACGCCTTGACCTTCATCAGGGCTTTTATCAGTACGACGGCGAACAAAGTTAGGGTGACGAAGCGAACCGTCCTTAGTCTCCTGGTGGTAAGAGACTTCGATCAGCCAACCTACAGGGTTTTCGCACGCTTCAGGGTCTGTAATGTGCTCGGTAGTCACACCGTTGTCTGTAGTGCTGTAAGTAACAGGGTTTCCAGTGAATGCAGACCACAGCTCAGCGCGCTGTTGTAGAGACCAACCACCGCCTATTTTAACTTCGACAGTCTCGCCTTTAGAGTTTCTGTAGTCACAGACTGCTGCGCCCATGAGCCCTTTATACTTGCCGTTAGCGTCACCTTCTTCTAGAGACTTAATGACTAGATCGGCTGAGTTCTTGTCTTTGATCTTTAACCAGCCCTTGCTTCGTTTTTGTTCCCAGAAGCCGTTGTCTAGCTTAATAATAAGCCCTTCTTCGCCAGCGTTCTTCAACTCTTCAAACTTGGCGTAAGTCTCTTCTTCACTGTGGAAAGTGAAGCAAGGGATAAGCGAAATGTTAGGGAATGAGCTACCGTGTTCAGCGAAGAACTTTTCCATGATCTCGCGACGAATTTTGTAGTTATAGAAAGACTTGCCTGCTTCTAGCTCAGCCTGACTGATTACGTCGATAACCTTAACCTTAATAGTTTTGGCTTTGGACTCGTCCTTGCTGCGCACACTGCCTACTGTGTCGTTGAATACGTCGTTAGCTTCTACCAACTCGCAGTCTAGGTTCATGGCATCGCTGAGACACTCGTCATAGTCTTCACTGATGATGATTTCTGACTTAACGTAGCAGGCAAACTCAGCAAGGAACTGTGCAACTTCTTCGCGAATATCTGAAGTAGAGTTAAGAGGCAGACCGTTACGGCTTACTGGGTGGAACTGCTTGATCTGCATAAACAGACCGCGAACGCCGTCAGCTTTAACTTCGCCTTTTACGCCGTCAGCCCACTGTTTCTCGGTGATCTTGTCTGACAAGTCAGAGAACTTAGAAGCCAAACACATCTTAAACACGAAGATGGCTCCAGGAGAAACCTTGTTAACCGTGTCAGCAGTCACGCCAGCACCAAGTTTGCCAGTGATAATACCTTTCAGCAGTTCTCCAGACTCGAAGTTAAGGCGGCCAAGTTCAATTTCAAGCGCTTGCTTAGCCGCGTTGCCTGTGAGCTGGCGTTGGTTAAGACGCTCAAGCATGGCGTAGGTGTCTTCGTTGAACTCTTCAGTGCCTGGGCTCACTTTAGGCATCTTGCTCATGCCGTAGGTGATGAACGGGTCAAGCGCTTTTAGAAGGGCGTAGCGGAACGTGGTGTTCTCAGCTTGGTCCCAAAATTCTTTAAGTAGAGCCTCTTTGTCTTTTTTAGAAGAAGTAGAAGCAAGTTTTTGGATAAGCTCGAAAGCGTGGGTTGAATTCATGGTTTTATTTTCCTTGTTTTGGGTTAAGTAATTATTCAGCTCGTTCTGCCGTTTCGTATTCAGAGCCTAAAATTTCAGTAGCTACTTCACTGAAATCTAAGCCAGATACGAAGTAGATGGAGCCGTCCTGTTCGAACCAGTCGAGCCCTGAAAAAGCAAGGTTGCCCCAGTCAGTGCCAAGCACTTCAAAGAACGGTTCAAACTCCACTTTAGGGATTGAAGCTACTGCGGCATTGTAGATCTCAGTCAGCTCTTTAAGTGCTGCTTTGTTCTCTTTGCCAGCGATAGAAGATCGCGGCCAACTAATGTTGTTTTTATCTGGCTTAGTCCACAGATGTTTATCTTCTCGATCAGGTGAAGTGCGACCTTTAAAAAGATCTACGTTGTCGTAGTTATTAAGGACCAAACCGCCGAAGCTCACACCATGCATGCTGGTTCTAGTCATTGCCTTAGCGTCGAACTGTTCAGCCACTTTATCTGCAGCCTCTTTAAGCGCGTCACGCTCGTTGTTGATGCGCTGCACCTGAGCCAGGATTTCAGGTTTGTTAGTTTTGTAGTATTTCGTTGCCATTGTTTTGTCCTTACTGGTTGTTTTGGTCTCAGACCAAGAAATGCACTTACCGATTAGTTGTCCAATCGGTGAGTGCATTTTGCGCCTCCTTGATAGAAGACGCAAACGTGACGCGAGATTACAGGAACTCAATATCTCTAAACAACATGCGACTTTTGACAAAAACCATTTTGCCGTCGCGCTTAATTTTAGGGCGATTTACGTGGCGCACTTCCACTTTGCCGTACAAAGACGAGACAATACGGACAATCTCTCCTGTGGATTTGATTCTGGCTTCTACGTTCATTGCTTACATTCCTCCACAACATCGGTATAACGAACATCGCTCACCACGATGCGAGGGTGTGCCATAACGCCGCTGCAGCACAGTTCCATAGGGCGGTCAATGCACTCGAACATGCTGACCTGCTTGCGCTTGCGAATAAGCTTCAGACGTTCTCCGGTTGACTTCAATTTGTAGCAAAGCATCAGATATCTTCCTTATACTTGAGGGATTTTTCAAAGATGTCGTCATAGGCTTCACCAAAGCCTACAGCGTTGTATTTGTAAACGTAGCGTTTAGCAAGGGCAGAGAACACCATCTCTTCGCCTTGTCTAAACTGTCTCATAATACTCCAACCTTCGTTAGCGTAAGTAGGAATGTAAGCGATCTTGTCTTCTGCGATGCACTGAGATTTGAAGTGAATCGGCTCACCGTTGAATAAGTGCACAGGAAGACGTTTGAGTTTCGCTTCGTAACCGTCACAGTCAGGGTCGTAGAAGGTGAAGCCAATAGAGACGTCGCCTTTCTTGTTGATAAACAAAAGCGCTTCGCTGTTGTATCCGGTGGTGTCTAGAGTTTTGGCAAAGTTTCCAGCAACATTCCATGGGCCAGCCACAGAACAGAAAGACATCGCTAATAAGGCAAAAGTTAATAGTGACTTAATCATGGGAATTCTCGCTAATAATATGATATTCGGTAATTGCAACGTTCTGGGTTACTCGGCTGCGTCGTTTGACGATATAACCTGAAGAGTTAATTCGTCCTACCGCTAACTCGATTCGACGTTTAAGCACGCCAACTTCTGAAGCCAGTTCAGGGAGCGTCCACCAGTCACGGCACAATAGAAACTGGATCTTTTCTTCGAGCTTAAACACGGACTGTTGGACTTTCTTAGGGTCTCTGACTAGGTCGTGTAGAGTCTTAGCCTTGGTGATGTCCTGCTTGCAGTAACGATCACGAATAGACGCGTACGGTACTCGACAGATAAGGTCGTTCAGGGTTTGAGCGTTACTGATGCGCTCTCTTAGAGTCGAGTAGTCGAATGGGATACGTTTAGCCATTAGAAATACCCCGATCTATTTCTTTCCAATAACTCGATCACTTCAGTTATCTCTTTAACTGAAGTTCTGAGCTGCTTCAGGATGCCGCTAACCGTTAGATCAAGCTTTGGCATACTCTCTTCTTTAGAAGCATGCTCTTTAATGGCTGAAGAAGCGTCTGTCACGTAGTCAGCGAAATCTGACAACGACTCAGGTTTGACAGAAAGCTCTTCTACTTTCTCGTTCAAATCTTCCAACGCGTCAGCCGCGTCTTCCATTAAATCGCCGTGGTAATACTTGGCCTGGCTAGGGTCGCGCAATACGGCGACAATCTTATTAACGTCTTGCATGATTAAGTCCTTACTGGATTGTTATTGTGGTTTGGTCTCAGACCAAAAATCCCATCAAGCAATCTCTCACCTGATGGAATCATTATATTATTTAATTATGCCTACTACAAGTTTGATACGCTACCTGACACAGTAAACTGATCGTTAACGATTAGGTCGCAATATTCGCTAACGATGTTGACGGTCTTTTTAAGCGAGTCAACGGTGATCACCGCGCCATCAATTCGAATAGTGGTCAGCTCGTGAACGTTGGTGATTTGAGGCTTGCTGAGCTCTCGATCTGTTTTGATTTCTACTGACTGCTCGGACAAATGTGGAGCAACGTAGGTTTCATGTTCGATAGCTGGGTCTAGTCTCTGTTCAGTAAAAGTTAGAGATTGACCTTCTTCTGGCAAAAACATCATCTCGCGCTCTTCCTGGTTGCTGCCTAGGATTTTACGGACTTGTAGGTCACGAAGCGGTACGAGCTTGTCAATAAAACAGCCATCAACAAAGTCAGGCTTAATCCAAACGAATTCTTCGTGAAAAGTTTTCCCAGCTTTAGCCCAAAGCGCCCACGATCCGTTCTCGCGTTTTAGCCAATAGACTGCAAAAGACAGGTCGTGAAGATTGATGTGAGTGGCTGATTTTGGAAGCCTTTCCAGATAGTATAGAACTTCGCCAATTGGTAAACTACTTCCAAACTTATCCAAATGGTAACGAATAGCTTCCTCACTATATTCGACCTTAGGACAATCAAACTCAAGACCAGGACGCATCTGCTTATCAACGTCCATATTACTGAACGCATTCAACTTGTCAGAATAGAAAGCGTTAGCCAGGTTCTCAGAAAAATAGTGCCACTGCGCTTTTGAAGGTGCGTTCAGCTCCGCCGACTCTAATAGGCGACCAACCAACCAAGCAGGAGCGACGCTATCACAAAGCGTGATGTTAACGCCTGCAACCTCTTTGCCCGATTCAGCTTGAGCCTTGTCGATAAAGTTAGACAGCATAGTGCCGTACTCCATCAAGATAGATACAAAGTTGTCCACTTCATTGTAGTAGCGGCGGATTTCCGCAATTTCGATACCTTCTAGCTTCAGGCCTTCAATGACGCCGTGAGTAAGAAGGTAAGCGCGGACTTGTGATTCATTAACGTTTCGCATGGTTTTCTCCTTGGTCTGAGACCAAAAATTTATCGGTTTAGTTTTGTTGTACGTTCAAACAGATGATCTGCTGTTACGGTTCCGGCAGAAATGCTTTTTGCGTTTAGTTTTGTTGTACGTTCAAACAGATGATCTGCTGTTACGGTTCCGACAGAAATGCTTTTTGCTGCCACATTTGAAGCTCTGGCGATCATAAACTCACACGCTCGCTTGTGTAAATCTTGACGCTTCTGATCGACGTAAAGGGTATGTCTGATACGTGCATCACGTCGAACACGGTGAACATTATCAAAGACGCAAGCAAGCGACACTGGCCAAAGCAGAACAGTGACAGGGATTACCACCAGCCCTTCGATAAAGCTGAATCGATGCGACTGTGAATAAAAGCTATGCGCTGTAAACAGTTCGGTAACGCTCAGTATGAAAAATACTAGGGTGCCGAGGCATACCCAGAAAGTGAATACGTCGAATAGTAAGGTTAGGATGTTCATTGTTGTTCCTTCTCTAAATAATATTAAACCAGCCAAGCTGGCTCATTAACAAAAATAAATTTCTTACCGCGCTCGCGCCACTCGCAAAACTTCTCGCACAAGTATTCGCGATGACCAAGCACAGGGTCGATGTTGTAAATGTATTGCACCGTATCACTCGATTCAGCAATAGGCACAGGCGAAAGCTCACCAATAGAAATGTTATGGGGTAACGTTTTAAGAATATCTAAAAGCTCGCCCGACTTATGGCTTCGTCCGCTGTGCTCAATGAACATGTTGTTAAGCTCATTGCAGTACGACCACAGCCACAGATAATTCTTGTCAGACTCACGCGCCCATTTCGTAAAGCGGTTGCCAGGCTGACAAACCTTATATAGACGGTCATCGGCTAGGTCGCCGTCAAGCACGCGGTGCGCCGTAGAAAGCATCTGTACGCCTTCTTTAAGCTGGCTGTTACGGTGGATGTTGCAGTGTTCGCGAGCTGACTCGATAGGACAGCGCTGAGTCTGAAAAATATTCATAAGTCCCTACTGGATGATTGAATGATGAGATGATTTTAAACTGTTACGCAACCGAATGCAAATAATTTAAAACTTTGGTTAGTTTTGACCCCTTATAAAGGATAATGACCGCTACTCTTTATCGTGGCGATTTCTGACACCATCAATGCACTCA